AGAGCGCCTTGGGCTGGACCTCTACCATGTTGGCGTGGACCCCGTCCCTGCCGACGTGACTAAGGTCTTCGGATACATCGATTTCCGCACCGCCCTGATGGATGCCCTCGACGTCAAGGGCGCACCCATCACTGACAAGGAGGAAGAGGTCACGCGCTTCCTCGCCAACTCTGTGCTGCCCAACGTCAATCGCCACGGCGTGCGCGGCGTCATCAACTTTGATGAGCTTCCGCAGGGTTATCCCTCCGTCACCAACGCCCTGTCCCAGATATTTCTGGGCGGGCACATTGGCGACAGTTACACGTTCCCTGACGGGTGGCAGATAGTCGCCACCGGCAATCGGAAATGTGACAATGCGGCGACCAACAAGATTGGCGCACAGATCTATGACCGCTTCGCCAATTACGAAGTAGTGCCGCATCCCGATGACTTCGCTGCCCATCTTCACTCGCTGGGTTCTGATGGCCGGGTAGCCGGGTTCGCCCGCCTCAAGGAAGAGCATCTCATGGGCTATGAGAAAGGCGACATTGCCTTCTCCACCCCGCGCTCACTTGTGGCTGCTGACCGGGAAGTCCAAGAGGTGGATGACCCCGCCCTGCTGGAGATACAGCTAGGTGCCATCCTGTCCGTCGAGGTGGCCGCTGAGTTGCTGACATATCTCAAGATATGCACGCAGATCACGTCCTTCAGGAAAATCGTCAAAGACCCCGAAGGCGCGACCATCCCAACCCCCGGCGAAGAGAGCGCCGTCGCCGCCACGTATGCCCTGATCGGCATGTGCGCCGGTAAGCAATTGACGGAGGATAACATCCCCGCCGTCATCACCTATATCGAACGGTTGCCCGAAGATTTCCAGACCACATGGGCGCTGGACGTTATAGCCAACCATCCTGACCTACAGGAAACCGTCGCGTTCTCGACGTGGCGCAGCAAGCACGGCTCATTCGCCGTCTAATCACCGGGGGCGAAGATCATCCTATCATCTTCGCCCCCTCATCATTTACCGACCAACACTGGAGGAGCAATCATGGCCCGACGTTCCAACTCTTCAGACACCTATGACCTTCGCAAACGTGCCATCCTTGTGAAGGTGTCCACCAAAATTCTTGGCATCACCAAGAAAGACAAGGAGGCCACCGCCAAGGCCGCCCAGAGGCACAATGCCGATGAGGATTTGGTCTCTGTGGTAAAGACCATCATCAACGGCAAGAACAGCCTCTACAAGAAAATCAAAAAGATCAAGGGCGTCATTCGTAACTACCACCTGTCGGCCACCGGCGCGTGGCAGGATGACGGTTTCCGCATCATCGCCACCAAGCGGTACGCCCAATGGCTGGAAACCGTGGAGGCCCTGATCGCGGAATTTAACGAGGCAGTTGAGGAATTTGTTGGTGCGTATGCCGACCTCAAGCTGGAAGCTCAGGTCAAGCTGGGCGACCTCTTCGATGAGAGCCTCTACCCCTCAGAGGATGCCGTGCGCCGTGCCTTTTCGGTTGTGATCGAAACGGAAGTACTGCCTGATCGCACCAACACCATCATCGATCTCGATCAGGAACGCACCGACAAGATCGTGGCCGACGCCAAGTCCCTTGATGAGAAGCGCACTAAAATTCTCACCGAAGAGACCCACAAAACCATTCGCTCCGCGCTGGAGAATATGGTCGAGAAGCTGGAGACCTTCGGGGATGAGAACCCCGGCAAGAAACGGGACCGGTCTTTCAAAGACAGTCTTGTTGGCAACATGGCTACGCTGGCCGACGCCCTACCGGGCCTGAACATTACCGGCGACCCCAAACTCGACAAGCTGGCGCAGAAAATCGCCGCCAAGCTCACCGTTGTCGAGGCCGAAGGGCTGCGCGGTAAGAAACGCTCTGGACCGGGAGACAAGCGGCCCAAGGCACGCCGTGAGGCAGAGGCCGCGAAGGCACGCGAGACCGTCACTGAGGATGCCAAGGAAATCTTGGATGACCTCAATGACGTGTTTGGCAGCGACGCCGACGCAGCCTAATTTCGGGGGGGAGGATTTTCCTCCCCCCTGTTTTCTCCTATCACCAAATCAGTTTCATCATTAACCAGCCAATACTGGAGAGAAATCATGACCTCAGTTATGCCAGTTGAACCAGTCCACGTTCCTACCGAAGCAGAGGCCCGTCAGGCCCTCGAAAAGATGGGCGTGTCTACGAAGTTCATCATGCGCCATCAGGGCTTCTTCGCCACCCTGTTGCTTGGCCTTGTCCGGGTAGTTCAGGACCACGGCACTATGCGCACAGATGGTAAGCATCTCGTTTATTCCATCAACTTTGTCCTGAAGTCTTCTCAGGCCAAGACGACGTTCGTTATCCTGCATGAGATCATGCACGTCGTTCTTAAGCATCACCTGCGCCGTGGCAGCAAAGACCCGTATCTCTGGAATGCCGCCGGTGACTTTGTCATCAACGCCCTGCTCGTTCGCATGGGCATGGAAGGCAACATGAGCGATGATGATTTCCGGGGATATGACCGTGAGACAATCCTCAACTATTGCCGCCATCACTCTCAGCCGGAATACACCATGCCGGAAGACGGCCTGTTTGAGCCGAAATATCTGGGCCTGTCCACCGATGAGGTTTACGCCATCCTTGAACAGGAAGAGCCTCCGCAGCCTCCGCAGCCTCCGGGCCGTCCATGTGACGACGGCGAACCCGGCAGACCCGGCGACGACGGCGAGGCCGAAGGCGGCAAGTCACCTGACGACGGCGACGACGACGGCGACGACGACGGTGATGACGGCGACACCGGCAGTGACGACGGCGACGAAGATGACGGTGACGACGGCGACGACGGTGATGACGGTGACGAAGAAGACGGTGACACCGGCGATACCGACGACACCGGCGACGACGACGGCCAGCCTCGCAAATACGACTGCCCGTGGGGCAAGGTCGAAGACGCCACCAACGAAAAAGGTGAGAGCCTGTCCGAAGAAGAAAAAGCTGAAGCCGAAAGAAAGGTCAACAGCGACATCAACGAAGCGGCCAACATCGCCAAGGGCCGTGGACAGTTGCCCGGTCCCTTCGGCCAGTTGATCGAAGAAATCGTCTCACCGTCGAGGGACTGGCAGGAGGTCATGCCCGATATGCTGACCGACACCATCCCCAGCGATATGAGCTTCGACAAGCCCAATCGTTTTCATCTGGAGAGCGACATTGTGATGCCCTCTCAGGTGCGCGAAGGCTTGGGTCATGTCGCTGTGTTCACCGATGCCTCTGGCTCCGTCTCTAACGAAGAGTACGTCCAGTTCACCGGTGACTTCATCAATATCGTGGAAGACTTGGAACCGGAGACCGTTACCTTCATCCAGTTCGACTGCGAGGCTGATGAGCCTGTCGTTCTCGAAAGAGGTGATGAGGCTCCGACCCAACGGACACGCGCTGGCGGGACGGACTTCCGCGCACCCTTCAAGAAAGCGAAGGAAGCGGGCGTCATCGACGACTTCGATGTGATCGTCATCTTCACCGATGGCGGCTGCGACGACTACCCCGAAGACCCCGACGTTCCAGTAATCTGGGCGTCAACTGGAGCCTTCTGGGGCGGTCCTCCTCCCTTCGGGGATTGTGTTGCCGTCAAGTTTAAGGGCGACAACTAAGCACCTCACCGGGGCCGGGAGAAATCCCGGCCCCATATTTCCCAACCAGTACTGGAGGCATTCACATGAGCATGACTGTTTACGACGCCACGCTGATCGCTGAAGGCGCTGAAAAGGCCAGCAGCGAAGAGCAGTATTTCGAGGCATGGCAAACCCTCATCGACACAGGTGAGGTCTGGGGATTTGAGGGAGCGTTCGTTCGCCACGCCCTCCTCCTCATCGAAGAGCGCCATTGCACCATGCCGACAATTCATTAGGGAGAGACCAATGATCGCATTTATTTTTCAGACCATCGCCATCACCCGCAGCGCCACCGTTTCTTACGTGGCTGATTTTTGTGAATGGTTTGGACTTCCGCTTCTGGCCGAATGGCTGGAGACGAAATCCATTCATATCCTGAGAACCGACATCAACTTTTTTCTTGGCCTCGACCTCACCGTCGAAGAGGTGTTCGCCGTCCGCGATGAAGCGGAGAAAGCCGAAGCCGAAGGAAGAGAGATTTAACATTCACCCGCCAATACTGGAGGCAATCATGTCCACCCGCCGCACACGCAAAGGAAAGACGCGCCTACAATGTTACGTCGAGAACCTGAATGTCTGGCGTGCTGCCGACCATCAGTTGTCCCTCGACACCCTCACCAAGGAACAGGCGCAGCAAATCTATGACTATCTGGAGGACGACCTGTCGCCTGAAAACATTTCTCATGACGGCGAACTGAGCGCACGCGAGATCAGGGCCGCCGAAAAAGAGATCAACAGAACCGCCCTTGAGCTTTTCATGCTGGGTCACTACGCCAGCGACCCGTCATCCCGTTTCAGCATCAAGGGCTTCACCAGCGTTTAATCCTATCATCAAAAGGAGGGCATCATGTCCCGCAAAAACGACTTTGCCAAAGACCTGCGCTCGCCCAAATATCGGAAGCGCATCACCAAAAACAAGGTCAAGTATGACCGCAACCGCGAGAAGCAACTTGTCGGTACATCTGAAACCATTTTCTGGGGGCCTCCCCCCAAAGGAGAAAAATCATGACCAAAGCCAAAGCCTTCCCAGTCAGTGTTCGCCGCTGGGACAACTCAAAGAAACACAGCACTCATATCGCATACGAGTACAGCGCGGCCACCCACTGGACCAGCGACATCGTCACTGTTTATGACCTTGGTAACGGAAAGGCTGAACTCAGCTATGGGTCTGGCGGCACCAACGGCGAAGATAAGGGCGTCACTGAAGAGGCTCTCGCCCTGACCATGTCCAAGGTCTTCGCTATGGCCGCAGAGCGCATCCGTCTCATCAACCGCAATAAGCGTGAATACGCGAGGAAGACATCATGACCGGTGTGGCAATCGACTTCGACCATGAAGAAGTAGGCACCATCTTCAACTACCAAGTGACCATCATCGAAGACGCTGACGGCGACGACGCCTACGCGCTTTGGGTGGGTCATGGGTGGAAACCGCTCTGTGGCTTTACCGACCAAGACACCATCAAGGTGGAGGAAGGCTTACCCGCCGCCCTGCGCCATTTCGCAACCATCATCGAAAACAGAGAGGGATAATTATGAGAATACACCCTGTAATTACCGCCGAAGCACTCGCCCTTGCAGAGGAAAGTTTTCAGGAGCTTTTCGTTGACACCTTGAAGAATGTCCCCCGCATCGTCGGGGAGAGCAACGGAGATTACGGCATCTACGACGACGACGACAACTACATCGCCACCTTCACCAGCCGCGAAGACGCGGACCTGTTTATCGAAGCGTGGGGGCGGCGTGAACTGCGGCGTGAACTAGAGAAAGCCACTTAGGAATGTATGCCAACTGCGTCCTGCCTATGCGGAGCATAGGCAGGATGACTTAGTTCCTAAAATAGTTCAACCAAAAAGGAGGTCTTATGACCAAAAAAACCAAGCCATCTGTTTCATCAGAACAGATCGAAGCGTTCTTCAATAAGCACCAAGCCAGCACCATTAGCTGGCGATGGATTGTCGAGGAACTCATCATCCGGGGCATCGTGCCCATCAAGACCGTCTCTAAAATCGTAGGAGAAAGCTAATGCCGAAACAACGCATCACCATCGACCTCACCACCACATCCTCAACCGAAGATGTGTTTTCAGCCCTCGCCCTGTTGAACCCGACAGACCTGACCATCACGACCAAGGTCGTGTCCAACGGCCACGCCCATGCGGCCAAGAAAATCCGTGGACCCCGTGGACCCTACAGGAAGCGTAGGCCCCACAGGAAGCGCGGCACCTACGAGGTGAACAGGGAGCGCCCCGCACGTTATCAGGACGCACGTCTTGTGTGGGACAGTGTAAACGGTGTGATCGACATCAACGCCACCCTGAGTAACCTTGGCCTCACACGCGAGGAACTCATCAAGCTGAAGACCCGCCGTGGCACGGTTGAAAGCTCTCTTCGGTCAGCCATCGCTCAGGGTAGAGGTTAGGGCTTATGGCCGGGAGTAAATCAGGCCCAAAGAAAAGGGCCGCACCCAATTCGGTCAGGGCCACCGTGATAATCCCGAAAGAGGATTACGAGCGGCTGACCGATGTCGCAGCGAGAGAATGTCGAACCGTCACAGGACAGGCTCTCTACTTCATCCAACGTGGATTAAACTCAAGAGAGGAGGGCAACCAAAATGGTGAAGAAAATTCTGGAGCTACCGCTGTCGTCTGACTGGCGCGTATCTTCAGATGAGCAACAGTGGATTGTCCAAAAGAAACAGGACGGCAATATCGGGAAACCCCGATGGGCCGCTACCTCGTATGTTGGGTCCACGAAAGAGGTCTTGCTGATGTGCCTCAAGAAAGACGGGGCCGTTATCAGCAAGGCAGGGCAGAAGAAGCTCGACGCCCTACCCGACACCTTCCTTGGGTGGCGGGATAACTGAAAGGTGAGGGGGCGACACGCGTGTGTGTCGCCCCCTCGATTTCAGTCAAGTCCGGTGTTCACCGGCATACCCCCCTTTATTATTTTCTAGCCAATACTTAATCTGTTATGGTGCGCCATGCAGAATTTCATAGCCGTCTTTTTGCTGCTCGTAATCCTCATGGCCGTTGGCCTTGGGAGTTGCGCTGCTGTGCCCGCCGTCATGTCAGCAGGTGGTGCTGCATTCTCCGAAAAGAGACGCCTTGACATTGAGCGTCGTCTGGATGTGCTGGAAAGCTGCATCAAAAATATACAGCAATGCGATCTTCTTCTGGAAGAAAAGCCCCGTGGCCCTGCAAGGTAATCCTGTATTCATCTTCTTCCATCTCCCCCATATCCGCAATCGCATGAGGGAACCGACCTGAATGTATGTAGGTCTTCCCGATCTCGTACTCCAACAAGGCGCGACCCTCTTCAGGGGTCTCTGCCGTGCCCGTATCATTGCGCGTGGCTTCGATGATCTCCGCACCCTCTTCGATACCCATGTCATCCCAGTACCATAGGCCAGCGCCGACCTGTGGGGCAGCAAGTAGCGTCGTGAAAGTGAAGGGGCGCACGAACGGCCCCGGCCATTTTACATTCTGGTACGGGATGTCCACATGAAACATTCCTGACTTACCGTTGGCCCGGTTGCTTACTATGTGGAAGCCGGGAAGCCCTGCGCCGATTAATGGATGAACATTGGACTTGGCCGCGACGCCTATGATCTGAAACGCCTTCAGCAGAACGTCTTTGAAATTCTCAAGAAGCATCTCGTTTTTTCTCAGGATGTCCATCACGCCGTCGTGCGTGCCACCTATATAGGCCGACGTTCCAAGCGTCCAGAAATGGCCCCGGTCTGTCCACTCATCCCTGAGCGAGATAATTTTTTCTGATATTTCTTTGGCGTCCAACGCAAACCCATCCGCCACAAGCAGGCTATCGGATAATTTTCCGCCGAAGACTTCAAACGGATGCGTCATATGGTGACGTCATCCCAGTCAACGTGCTGACTGTAACAACCATTGGCCGGACAATATTGTAGCTTGGCCGTGCCTACCGTGCCCAACCACTTAAACCGGCACTTCCAAACGTGGACTTCAACGCTATCGTCTTTCTGCATCAGGTGCGCCTTGTTGCCAAAATCATCAGCCACAATAGGCGAATGCATCCACGGGCGGGCCAGCGTCACACCGAAGTCAGCCTTGGAGAACCAAGCAGCCGAGCCTGAAATATCATAGCCCTTGGGAATTGGAATACCGCTACCGCCGTCTGATCTTAGAATACGTGGATGGGCAACAAACCAAACATGGACGTCGTGACTGACGGCAAAAAACCGCAGCTTGGTCAGCATGTCAGATATGAGATTGGTCTCAGTGTTATCTCTATCATCAATCTCAATGTAGTTGAACGGGTCAATCACCAGCCCCCTGACGCCCAGCCGTAAAACCGCCGCCGATGCTCGCTCCAGAATATTATCGATGGTGGCTGGCTCGCCGTCAGCGTGGTCCATAAACGCGAAGTGGTCATTCACCCAGCCGAACCCATCATCCCTTTCGGTGTTGCTCATCCTTGGTGTGGGGCCTGAGAAGAAGGGCTTCTCTAAGTATTTCTCGACCAACTTTGGAATGTGAAAGTCTGGCGGGTTCTCAAATGAACACACGGCGAACTTCCATCCCAGAAGTTTTGCCATGTTGACCATGATCTGATCTACAAACTCTGACTTGCCAGAGCCGGGGATGCCAGTGACGATGCTGACAAAGCCACCCGCAATCGTATAAATATCATCCACGTCCACGAACCCTGTAGTCTCGCCTTTGCCGGGGCCAGAGAGGTAAAGTTCCTCGACGCGTTCACGATAATGTTCCGCTTGAAATAACCCAGCAACAGGCCAAGGTGTCGCTCTGTCGATGACCAAGGCGACCTCATCACGACCATGCTTCATCAGCACATCGTTGATGTCTTTGCAGTCTTCGGGATATTCAACCCGCCAGCACTTCGCTCTCCCAACACGACGCGCAATCTCTTCGGCCAGAGCCTCACCCGGTTCATCAGCGTCAGCGCATATGATGATTTTTTCTGCCGCAGCCAGTGTGTCCCGCGCCTCCCATAAGTACGCAAACGCCTTATCCAGCTTGGGATTTATCTTTCCCTCCTTCACCTTCCCCGGTGCGCCGTTTGGAACTGACGTGGCGTTCATCACGCCGCAGTCGTTGAGCGTCAGCGCGTCTATCTCTCCCTCACAGATAATCACCGGCAGCGCCGACCCATCGAAACTCTCCAGCTCGACGCGCTCTATCCCCCAGAGGCTTGATGGCGAACCTTCCCATGAAAAATCCTTTGGTTCGATGCAGCGATATTTCACTGCGTAAACGCTGTCGGCGTTGCGGTACGGAAAACCGATTGCCTCCACCTCGCCCTGCTCTTTGCGGGAGTAGCGCATCCCGCTGAACAGGCCCAAGCCTATTGCCGTGTCAATGTTTATGCCACGATGCCTGAGAAACCTCTGCGATACCTCCGACAACTCCCCTGCCACGATCTTGACGGGCTTGGCTTCCTTCAGCGGATTTACCACCACCGCCTCATCTAGCCAAACATGCCCAGTCTCACTGCAATGCCAGCAATTAAACGTCGCACCCTTGCCGTCCACTGAGATGCTCAGTGAGGTATCATGTTTGTTCTTTCTTTCATGAGAACAATACGGGCATTTCACACGGCCCTGTTCGCTGTTCAGTGAAATCGCCGCAGCGCGTATGAAATCCTTTTTTGCGTCAGCCATAAATTCCCCCTTCCAACGTAGTACACGTTGGAGAAACGTATACGATGGAGAAACGTAAACGCTTCTCCATCGTATCAAACGGTATATTAATTGGAGCTTTGCTACAAAGACGCTTCGCTACAAAGACGTAGTTGTAGCAGCGTGTTTGTAGCAAAGAGTATAAACTGCAAAACCCATGCCAACCGGCAATGACGCACAAAAGTAGCACGTCTGTTCCATGAACAAAATATGCACAGATCGGTGCTTTTTTTGTTGACGGAATGTTCTTTGGTATGTAGGGTTTCGGCATCGACACATTCTCGCAGGGTGTTGTTGGTTGGCCTTTGCCAGAGGGCTAGATTATCCCCCCCGAAACGGTCCCGCTAACACGGGGCCGTTTCTTTTTGGCGAACGCTGATACTAGACCTTGTGCTTTTCAGTCGTCAAGAAGATTTCTCTAAACTCCATATTTTGATTTCCACACGCGGATTTTCCCGGTCCAGTGCCCAGTAGATGTGTTTCTCCTTAATCTGCCTGTCGTTCTTGTAGACCATGCCTTGCATCGCATCCAAGATGATGCTTTCATCCAGATCGGGACGGCGCGATGCGTAATGGATTTCGATGGCAATAATGAGATCGTCCTCTGGCAGTGGGTCAAAAGTAGGACATTGGGCGACGAAAGCACGAACAAAGTCCAGCGCCTTCTTGGATTTAATAAACCGCGTTCTCCCCCTGATGGCAACAAGCCGACGTTGATTGGACTTAGATGCTGGCTCGCCAATGGCAGAGAAGTGAGCGATGGGTTTTTTTGAAGGGTCGAATTTTCTTATTGCCATATCAGTTCCTTTAGTGTATATTCTATGTGTGTTCTGGCACTGGAGAAGGGGGAAGAATGAAACTCACAAACAAATACGACCTGCCTCAGACGCTCATAAATCTCTACGAGAAGCAGCGCGCTGAGTACGCTGAAACGCGTGGGGAAGCTGACATGTCCGTCACTGAGATCATTAAATCACCGCGCATATCCATCCTCAGAAAGAAACATTTTCATGAGATCGAAGAGGATGTTTCTGATCGGTTGTGGGCAATTCTTGGAACCGTCATCCATAAAATTATGGAAGAAGGAGCAGATCAGGAACATATAGCCGAACTCAATCTCATTATTGACGTGGCTGGGTGGAAAGTCAAAGGTGGAATAGACGTGGTCCGTAAGGGGAACATGGTTTCCATCACAGACTACAAATTCACCAAGGCTTACAAATATCAGAAGGGCGATTTCCTCGACTGGGAAGAGCAGTTGAACTGCTACGCCTACCTCTTAAGAACATGCCAAGACCTCTACGTTGATGAGCTTCAGGTGGTGATATTTGTGAAGGATTTTACGCAGGGGCTTGTCGGTAAGCAGGAGAATTATCCCCCAGCCTCATCGGTCCCAGTGGACATCCCACTATGGACAGAAGACGAACAAAGGGAGTTTATTGAGGGCCGGGTGGCGGCTCATCAGGATGCACGCCGCGCTCAGGAGTGGGGAGAAGACCTCCCCCTATGCACCGACAGAGATCGGTGGCTGTATCCCGGCACATACGCGGTCATGAAGAAGGGCGGTCAGCGTGCCGCAAAGGTGGAGGATACGGAGAAGAAGGCTCAGGCCGCGCTTAAAAAGATGAAAAACCCGGACGACTATGAAGTTGTCCTGCGCCAAAAGGCACCGGCGCGATGTTCAGGAAACTGGTGCGGGGTAGCCCCGTGGTGCGGCCAGTGGCAGAAAGAAAAGGAGAAGTGGGATGAGAAAGGCAAGGATTGAACATGCTGAAAACGGCTATATCGTCTGGCTGGACAAGGAAGATAATTTCGGAAAACTGTGCCGAAGATTAGTTTTTATAGACATCGCTCACGCTCTCGCAGCAATAGGCGACCATCTTGAAGGAGAAAAAGAATGACCGACGAAGTTATTATCAGTGACGCCAACATACCGGAGAGCATTGCCCTAGCAGTATTGGCAGTGCAGAAGTCTCTTGGTGTGCTGGGGAAGGAAGGCACCAACGAGTTTCAGAACTACGCCTACGTGTCCATCGATAAATATTACGAGATCGTGGCGCAGGTGGCGACGGCAAACGACCTGTCGTGGTTCTGCAAAGAGGTCAGTTCTGAGATCGTGGATGTCGGGCACAACAAACAGGCCATCAAATTCGATTACGTGTTTTCCATGTTTCATGGAACTGGCGAAGTGGTCCCCGTGTATGACCGTATCAGTATCTACCACCCACTACAGGGTGCCCAGACATCGGGGTCGGCTGCCAGCTACGCTGAGAAGCTGTTCATGCGGAAAGCGTTTAAGGTGGTGACCGGCGAGAAAGATGCCGACGCAGCAGATCAGGACTTCGGAACCGGCGAGACCCCTGAGAAGGTGGAGCCGCCGAAGAACCTCGAAAAGGCCGAAAAACAGGCCGCTGAGAGCGCGGCAGAGGCTGAAGTCACACCCCCTCCGGTAGGTGAGGAACCCCCTAAACCGGGCAATGGGGCTGACTTCGACGCCGACGACTACGTTGAGAAAGATAAGGATGGGACCGTCACACTGCGGGAGATCAAAGACCCGGACGTGGCGAACTGGGAACTCATCTACACCGTCTTTGAGAAGTTTATCCCGCACTGCAAAAACGTCAAAGACACACGGGCCTTCTGGTCGAAGAACATCAAGGCCATTGAACTCCTGAAGGGTGGCGACCCGAAGCTGCACGAAAATCTCGTTGCCATGTTTAAGGAACACCAAACCGCCGTTTCAACGAAAGGGAAATAAAATGGCATACGACAGATCAGGTGGGGCAATGTTTAAGGTTGAGAGCCAGAACCCCAAGGCTCCTGTTTACCAAGGTGATATTACCATCACCAAGAACGACATGCGGCTGTTGGTTGAGGCCGTTCAGGCCAACAAGGATGTGAAGATGAAGGTGGCGGCATTCCGCCGTGAGGGCCGCAAGGGTCCGTTTCTTTCGTTGGCCCTGACTGAGTGGTCTGTCCATGAGAAGGAACAGGCCGACTGGAAGGCCAAGAACAATCAAGGCGGTGGAGGCGGTGACTTCGATGCCCCAGCCCCGCAGGGGAACTCTGACCCGTGGGACGAAGGCGGCGAGGTGCCCTTCTAGCATATCTCAACCACATCCGCTCCCTGCCGTGTCTGGTTTGCAGACACCCCGCCGAAGCTCATCATCTGATGATAGTCGGTGGGCGGGGAGGGAAGTTGAGATCGGGTGACAAGCACGCCGTGCCGCTCTGCCATCCCCATCACATGGAACTCCACGCCGGTGGCAACGAGTATCGGTTCTGGGAAAGACATGCGGTGGACCCGGTGGAGTGGTCGGAGAGAGAATTTAAGGAATGGTCGAGCACAAAAAATATGTGACGAAAGAATATCATGAAGGCCACAACGCCTACGAGCAGGGGTTTCCATTAACGTCCAATCCGTATTTGCGGAACAATGTTGACGGCGATATGTGGTTCTGGATGTTTGGCTGGCAAGACGCGCTGGCTGAAGACGTAAAGAATATCAAGGCGACGATTATCGCCGCCGCAACGCCAACTGACGGGAGACCGAACTGATGGAAAACAAATACGTCGATGCCCTCTTCGGAGATTTCCTCGACGCTTACACTGTTTTGAGACCGGGGCCGGATAGCGTGATGCACAGCACGACTTCGCTGGATGCCAATGACGTTGCGCTGGTCCTCACTGAGGAAGATGGGCTTCAGTTGTTTCTCCCTGCGAACGGCGAGATCAACGACACCGGTCTGGCAATAATTGAGGTTTACAACGCGCTCTGCCGTGACCGGGCAGGGATGGTGGATAAGAACGGCGTTCCCGTCGTTGAGAACCACCGCTACCAAGGTTTTATCAAGGAGTGCGCTGACAGGATGAAGGCGCTGGCCGGGGAGGAAACAGATGACTGAAGACGAAGCAAAGAAGAGGTGGTGTCCAATGGCGCGTCACGTTAATGGAGCGACTGCCGCCGAAACCTCTTCGTACAATCGGTGGCACGAAGACGGCAAAATAAACTTTATTCCATGCCTTGCGGCTGAGTGCATGATGTGGCGGTGGGACTTTAGAACCTCCAACGAGGGGAACCCCGATCTTGGGCGATGTGGCCTCGCTGGGGAAACAGAGCAAGGGTATGACCGCGATCTTGACAGGTATATGAAGGAGTACCCGCAATGACTGAAGTTAAAGAGGCGTCCATCAGCTTTGAGGCGAAGAAGATTTCCCTCAAGCAGGGCAAAGACGGGACCATCGTGACGCTGGTTGTCCATCCATCAGACACGCAAGCGGTTGCCCCTCTGTGGGAGACATGGACCGGCACCCGCTACGGTGTGGCGATGGTGGCGTTGAATGATGAGGAACAGCCCATCCCGCCCAACGCGGTGGAGGCTGGTAAGAGGGCCATCCAACAGGCTGGCATCCTGTGCCGTGACCCACAGTTCCAAACATTCATCAGCGAGTGTTCAGACACGTTCGTTGTTGACCACGAAGAGTGCGCCAGACAGTTGTGCATTATTCTGGGCATTGGAAGCCGGACCGAACTCACTGAGAACCACGCCGCCAGAGAAGATTTTCTCAAGCTGCGTGACCGGTATAACGCGGGTCTTGAATAATGAGAGTGACGACGCCAAGCGACCAGCCGTTTATTATCGTGTCTCATTCAGAGAACACCGACTTTGTGTGCCACGCCAAGATCATAGGAACTGACGGCAAGGTAATGGACTTGTCAATCACCCGCGAAACAGCACAGACGTTGCTCACCGAACTGATTTATCACATGCGCCGACAAGAGGAGAGGATAGCAGATGCCCCCGTCGAAATACCGACCACAAAAGCTGAAGGGTGAGACGCAGACGTACAATGTTGTCTTCCCCGTCGAAACAATCACCGCGCTGAAAAGGTTTGCCAATGACCAAAGAATGTCCCCTGCCAGCTTCGTTAGGGCTGCGGTTGCGGCTGCGCTTTCTGTTCCACAGGAGCAGACGGAGGCTCCACCAAAGATGGATGATATGGAAACTGATGATCGGAGCTACGCTGCTGGAGTGGAAGACGCGTGCAGCCGTGTGGCTAAGAACTCTCGATTAACACTGACGATGGCGACGGGTGGAACAATGGGCGAGGATATTGCCCAGCGAATAAAGAGGGACTTACTTGGATGAAGGAGCAGCAGGACATATTCGATGTGCTGCAAAGCAGAAACGCCCGCGACGAAGAACTCAAGATTGTTGGCGATAACAGCAGGGAGTGGATGGTGCTGGCGCTGGAAGAGATAGCCAATATTTCAACCAAGGCTGAAGTGACCGGCGAAGACATCCAGAGAATGATCGCCCCGAAGATTGGTCAGCCACATCACCAGAATGTCTGGGGCGCTCTGATAAACACCGCAATAAGAAGAGGGTTGTTACAGAAGACTGGCCGCATAGGTCAGATGAAAAAGAAGACGTCACACGCTCATAACTCCCCGCTGTATTACGTTGGCGTAATGCCGTGGGATTAACAAAGGGAGAAAAATCATGATTGGAGCAATCACAGGAGACATCATCGGTTCCATCTACGAATGGAACAATATCAAGACCAAGGATTTCGAGTTGTTTGGTGAAGAATGCACGTTCACCGACGACACAGTCCACACCATCGCCATCGCAGACTGGCTGTTGAGCGAAGACAAAGACCTCGCTTCAGCCATCGGGACGTACACGCTCAGGTTCCCCAACAGGGGTTACGGCTCCATGATGCTCGACTGGGCACAGCAGTGGGAGCGCAAGCCCTACGACAGTTGGGGCAACGGGTCAGCCATGCGGGTTAGTCCGGTTGGCTTCATTGACCTCCCTGATGAAAACGGTGTGCGTGATCTAGCGAAGCGGTCTGCGGAGGTGACCCACAGTCATCCTGAAGGCATCAAGGGGGCACAGGCCACAGCCGTGGCTATATGGCTTGCTCGCTGCGGTGCGTCGCCTGAAGACATCAGGCAGCACATCGAAGAGAACTTTGATTATGACCTCTCACGGTCAGTGGATGAGATACGCCCTGACTACGAATTTGATGTGTCGTGTCAGGGAACGGTGCCACAGGCCATCACCTGTGCCTTGGAAGCGGAGAGCTTTGAAGACGCCATCCGCAATGCTGTCTCTATCGGTGGCGACACTGACACCGTGGCCTGTATCACTGGAGGTATTGCTGAGACAATATTCGGCGTGCCCAACGAGATACAGGACAAGACCTTGTCGTATCTTCCGGCAGAGTTTGTTCTCGTTATTGAAGAGTTTGCCGCTGCGACGTCCGTGCAAAAGATTTTACAGCCCGACGTCGTTTCCGCAGCTCAGTAGCGGTCTCTCTATCGATCAACAACTTGGCACGCTTGGTAGCGCCCTTGAGGAAGGTCTTCCCGATCTTCCACTTGGGCGCTTCCTTGCCACGGGCCAACGCATTGGCGTATTTCTTCGATACGCCAGACACCTGTAAAACCCTCTTGATGTCATTGTAACTAAGCCCGGTGCTTTTTGCCGCGCTGATAATCTCAGCCATGTCGTCGTAGGCACGTAGGCGTATCTTGTTGGCTTGCGAGAAGGCTTCCTCTAAATCCCCAGACGACACCGGGTCTATATCAGCCGCCACGTTGTAGAGATACGAGTTGGCCTTACCCAAAGCCTCAGTGAAATCCCCCACCCTGAAATACAGAGAATACTTCGGGTCGAACGTTTTAATCCGAAGGCCGAACATCCCCATAACCTCGTTGTTCATATCATACGTTCTTCCGGTTGGGTCGCGGTCACCCTTCAGGGCCTTCACTATTTTACGTGTCGGCAGGAGAACGCCCGGACCCATCTGGAAGAACAGATGTTCAGCGATTGCCGCCGCCTGTTCGCTGCCCGGTGCCTCCGAGTTATATATTGGCGCACCACTACGTATCTTCTGGTTAGACACTGCCTCGTAGATTGCGCTGGCAGCAATATCAGGCTGCACGAACGGCATGAATGTCTCGGCCACAGCTTCCGCAAAGCCTGTTTCCCAAGGCTGGTTACGAAGAATGGCTGTGAGTGGCTTGTGGAAAATATTGTATGGGTCAACAAACGACAAATCGACTGTCTCAAGCTGGCCGTTTTTGTCACGCCCCAAGAACAATAAGTCAGCGTTTTTCGACCACGGCCCAACACCTAGCCGCCGCACACTTTCTTCCTCGTCGTCACTGATGCCGAACGCGGTCAGCGATAAGGTCATAAGCGCCTTGGCCCATGCGTGAGCGACTATTGTTCCGATAATACGCTTGTAGGCCAGCCGCTTGAGGCGCGGGTCTTTAAGGTCTGATGCGATCAGTTTGAGGTTGTTCTTATTGGTGCGTATGACCTCAGAAGAGAACGCCACGAACGGCCCAAGAAGCGGGAACCTACCAAGACGCTTCATGCCGGGGCCGACCAGTGAATAGGTGGGCACCGTGTCCCTGACGCGCTTCGCAACAATCGGCTCTGCTTCTTCACGGGCCATGCCAGTGGCGTTCATGTAATCGGCAAGCTGGCTTTCAAAGATAATGATCTTCCACACATCATCGCCGCCACGATAGAAGTTGGTGACAATCTTGTTAAATTTCTTTGCCTTGCCGGTTATGGTCGCGGCTGTCTTTTCACCAAGCACGCTCTCCATCTTCCACTCAAGCGCAGAAAGAAGACTGCTTCCGTCTTGCATCAAGTCCTGCACCAAGCCAGCGTTGGGGTTATCCTGCAACAGGCCGACGTCCACATAGTGGCGATACGCCGCCGCCCTGTTTCCCTCTCTGGCGTTTATCTGGTCCCAGATCATGGCTGCTGCCGGGATAATCTCCTTCACTTTTACCCCGCCACCCATGATACCGAAGAACGTGGCGGATAGAACGTTTCTGATCTGTGTGGGCGGCGAGTAAACAATCTTGCCCGCCTTCACCACGCCGTTCAAGCCGACTAAGTTTCCAATCCAGTTGGGGAGATTGTACTTACCCAGAATATCCTTGAACGCGGCTTTGACCTCTGGCGTTGTCCAGAGATTGTTTAGCGGCTCAAGAACCTTGGAGTTGGTGCCAGCCATCTGAACCGTCGCCTCTGCTGGGCGTTCGTTCTCTTCCCACATGAACTCACCAAGCCCAGCCTCCTTGAGGCTGTTGAGGAAGTTGGTGTTATAGATGAGCCGGGACATCTTCAACATTGTCCGGGCATAGTTGTGCATCGGGTCAGTGTATTCGCCCATCACCGCCCGTATTTCCGGGGCAATATTCTTTCGCTTCATGAGGATGGTCAGGTCTTTTGCGCCAAGAGTGCTTTCTTTTATGAGCGCCGACACTCCGATGTAGGCCGTTCTGTCGCCCTTCACCAGCGTCGATAATACACGGCTGGCTGCCTCAACATCACCACCGTTCTGCGTGACAAGATACCGGTGGGCCGTACGCAGCACGCCTTCTGGTATTTTACTGAACCATGTGGGGTCATCGAACATCTTATATGAGCGCGTGAGATATTCACCCTTGTTCCCAACCACAACATCCCTGAGAAGCTGCGCCCTCGCAGCGGCGTCAGGGTTGTTCTGAGCCTCCAGTTCAGCGATGTCGGCCTCCATGATAGCGATGAACTCATCAGACATGGCGTCGATGTCCAAGCGCATCTTTGCCACAGCCTCTTTGATCGGAACCGGTAAATCACCAAGGCTGTCTCCACGCAGCGCGGAGTTAATGGCAATCAGTTCCTCATCAGTAAGTTTTTCATAGGGCCTGCGGAAGACCCTTTTCATTGCGACCTCCATCGTTCTTAGCGTCCGCGCTGCGATGTCGTCCACCACACGTAATTTACTGTCGCGGAACAGCTTCAGATCGAAGGCAATCCTTGGAAGAACGCCGCCCGGAGCAAGCTGCCTCTTTATGGCGTTTTTCATTCTTTTCCAGATCGTCCTGTCGGCCTCAGTGAAACTTCTTATAAATGCATCCTCATCAACAGTGGCGGGCTGGGTTGGGGGGGCAGGAGGCGCGGCTGGAGCGGATGGCGGTGGTGCCGTCCTGTTGCGGGGCGGGGCAATGGAGTGCTTGAGGTCATTCACGTCGAAGTCTTCGTTGAACGGAGACTTGACCTGAGAGGGCGAGAAAACTCCGTAGTTGACGGCCAAGAAGCTCCGCCTTGGGTCGTCCGCTTCAAGCGTATCAGCAAAGTTAGAGTTGATCTCTATAACGGTGAAGCCGTCAAACCCCCTCTCCCGTATGAAATCCAAGAAATCAGGGTCTTCAATTGTGTCCCAGTCGCCCCTTGAGGCGTCTCTTATAAGTAGCTTGGCGTAGCCCTCCTGCCCGACAAGTTCCTCTTGGTCGTTTGCCCACTCCCTGATTAGGTCTATGTGTTCTTCCTTGCGGAAATCCCACAGCTTCTGAACTGACAGATACGCGGGGATAATCCGCTGCGCGTCCTCGGTGTTTTCCCGATTTTCCATGTGGAGGTCAGCAAAAAACTCAGCCACCGCTGGGCTTTCAGAGAAGAAAATAATATCCGTATCGAACTCATCAAAGTCCTTCGGGGTGCCGTGGTAGAGCAGCAATGGAGTGCCGTCTTCGTTCATGACCTCGCTCTCCGAAAACCAGCTCCAGAACGCCGCGCTGTCTATTGGCGGGGCAATGGAGAACTTGCCTTCCGGCTCTGTCTTCTCGACCTTCAGCGGCCTGAACATTGCTGCGACAATGCCGTTGGGGTGGTGGCCCCAGTAACCGTGGTAGCCAGCGGCCTTCGCCAGCTTCTCAACCTCAGTTATCCTACCGCCAACGTCATTACCCCACTTGGCCGCTGCCTTGGCCTTGATACTGCCGGGGGAAACGCCATCGTCACCGTTGATGTCATATAATTTCTCAAACGGGACATACCCCACATACGTCTCGCTCCCCAGCTTTAATTCTTTCTTGTAGCCACCGGGCTTGCCGACGCCGACGCCGTAGTATGAGCGGTCTACCCACTCTTTGGGGTATGTGCGCTTGCGACGACTTTCTTCGCCGGGGACGCCTGTGCCGTGCCTCTTGGGAAGCACGTTCTTGATCTTTTCGCTCTCGCTCCAGTGGGTGAGCCTGACAGTGCCGTCAGGCTCTATCGGCGGGAGTTGGATTTCTTGGACGTCTCCCTGATTAACATCTCTTCCACCATCTCTGCTAAGGGCTGCTTTGGGGTCGATTTTTGCCTGCCAGTCTTTAACAAGTTTGTGAAACGCTTGCCTCCGACCATCGGCCCAGTTGAGTAGATCGGGTCGTCCGGCTTCGCTGATCCGTCGTTTATAACCTTCGCCATTTTTATCCTCCTGCCAGTTGTTTTCTATGTAGCCGCCGGTGGACTTAAAATCTTTAATTCTGAACGTGACGTTTCCGGGGAACCTCTTCAGGGCTTTTTCCAAGGCCGCAACATACGACCTGTCAGGCATCCCATCAGGGTTGTCTTTTGTCTTTGAGTTAAAGTTTATGAACCGGAACTCCATCTTACCGTCCAGCGTTGGAACAAGCGAGAAGTCAGACGATGCCATGTGGGTGCGGACGAACCTGTAAAGCTCTGTCGGGTCAACACTGCCGCTTTCAACCACTGCCCTTACGCCAACGTTGGACACACTGGCCTTAAGCGTCGGGTCTGCCCGATGCCATGCCACCGCGTTCTGATTGTATATATATCCAATCACAGCGGCATACAAGTCAGCGGCTGTTGTGTCGTAAGACTTGTCGGCAGAGCGCGGCAACATAACGTGTGTGGTGATGTTTGGCGATACATCCCCAGCGTAGCCGCCTGTTCCGGGCATGGATGCGTATAGTGGAGCGCCGCCGATCTTGTGGAGCAGGATGTCTTGCCCCCCGGATGTAATAAGCTCATACGCTTGTTTGGCGAACTCCTTCTGCACATGCATCGGCTGGCTGGCAATCTCAGGGAACAGATCAGTCACGACTGACGGGTTGGCTTCCCATGTGATTACGGCATCGTGGCGGTCAAAATAATGCTCAAACCCGACCATCGTTGCGTTGGCTGGCTCGACATCCTTGTTGCGCTCTGCCGTCCATATCATGGCCTGAGCTTGGCGCGGCAAGACGGTTCTTCCTAATTTCTTGGAAAGTTTATTCGCCACACGCTGCATGACCATCCGGCCAAAGGCGTATTGCGTTGGTGTAAATTTCTCATCCCCAGTTACTTTGAAGCCGAAGGCCCGGTGCATCCATTTATCAAGCGTGCTTTCTCCAGCAAAATCATTAGTGCCATAGGCCGGGTCGCGCATGTTCCTGTAGAAGGACATAACCTTGTCGCTTACACCGTCGAGCCTACTGTCGAACTTTTCTGCGGCAATTGCCAACGGGAGGCGCTCAAGGGCTACGTTTATGTATCTTCCCCGCCCAACAGTCATATTCCCATTCACGGCGATGTCATACGCGGTATCTATTGCTGCGGCAATATTGGAACCAAGTGAGTTGTCAGCCGACAGGTAGGCGACAATACGCAACATGTCTTCCATGACCTTCTGGTTGCCAGAGGAGAGGGTCCGTATCACCATGCCAGCGTTCTCATACCAGTACTGGCTTTCCTCATACACAGCCACTTCAGACAATGCTTGCTTGGTGAGCTTATTGACCAGCTTGGTCACTTCCCGTGGGGTCATACCGCTGGCAATGGGTGCGCCTTTGTATATGCCGCTTTTCTCACGCGAGACGGCCCTTATGGCGACCTCACCTTCTGGAACTATGGCGGGGGCTATAGAGCGCCGCGCTGCGCCCTTCTTGCGATCTTGCGTCGCTTCTTTCCTGCGGCGGCTGCTCTCTCTTTTGGCCTGAGACGCCCTCTCGCGCTCCTCTGCCTTGGCATCAACCGGGAAGAACGTGGTTATGGCTGCGTAGGTGACCCTGTCTTTGTCTGATGTCCACAACTCCACGCCCATGCGGTAGAGCGTCCCGCCGCCGTCGTAGTCTTTCCAGAGAACTGTCCAGTCCAGCTTGTTTGACGTCTCACGGTTTTGCGGTCTGTAGGGGAACAGACGAACTTTCTTCTGCCCCATAGCGTCAATCATCTGGGTAAGTTTGTCGCGGAACTCCTCTGCCCCGCCGTCGAACCGCTCAAGTTTGTCAACGATGTGGTCCAGACCAAAGCCGTTGCCGAACTCATCGGCGTGACCCTTCATAAGAACAAGCGAGTACGGGTCGGGGCCGACATAAATCCTGCCGATGGCATTTTCCACACCGGGTATTTCTGTGTCGTCCTCCCGTGAGGACATGCGGATAAATGATGTGGCGTCCAAGTATTTCTCTTGGTCGTTTCCAGCGTCCCATTTTCTTCTCCACCCACGGATGGATTTCTTGTGCCCGCCCTCATCAAACGCCGGGTCGTCTAATCTAATATTGACTAGCTCAGACGCACCGCGATTTAAGGCCGTTGACCCGTAGGCGATCTTCTGCGCCTCCGTGAGGCTGGGGGCCATAAACTGTCTGGTGATAGTCTTCTTGCCGGGACGCCTGACGTCCACCGCGTAGCGCATCATGGTCGGCGCTGACAACGAGAACTTGCCGCCGCTAAACTCTGTGTGGATATACGGTGTGATTAGGGCTGGCGTATACGCCTTGCTGGCGTTTATACCATGAGCGTTCAACTGGCCGCTTACACGCGCCTCCTCGAACGCCTGTTCGCGTGTAACAAAACGACCCTTGGAGGTCATGAACCCCTCTTTGTAACTTGGGTCCGTTATCTCAGCATCCCAGACGTCAACGCCCTCCGGTAGCTCTATTTCGTAGTGTGAGGCGTTCACATCTGAGGAGGAGTAGACTTGCCCTTTATATTTGATGGCGGGGCCTCTGATGGAGAACTTAGCCTCACCGCTCTCCTCCAGTTCGCCGCTTTCAAAGGTGTCGATGAATGGTGACTTGGACTGGAAGTCATGGAAGGGTCGCCATGTCACATTGATGCGATCATTGCCAGACCTCTCCACGCCCTCCAACTCCTCTGGAGATTTTCCCAAAAGTGCCTGCCCTCTCCGCAGGCCAGCGTTGATAACGTCGTTATGCTTGATACCATCATAGCCAGCGGCTTTGGCTAAGTCTGTTACCTGCTCAAGGTCGGCCAGTATATAAGCGTCTATTTCCACGGCCATCATGAAGTCAGTAATTTCTCTAGACGCAGTATCGACATTTTTACCGTTCGCTACCGATGGGTCTTCGTCATAGACGCGGTGGGCCTCTTTGAGATTTATTTCAAGCTCATCAAATGTCTCTTGAGCGGCCTCTGCCGTGTCAATCGCAGTAAGGCCATACGTGGTTCCTGCGGTGAAGTTACCTTCGATCACTCCCATATTTTCTCGCGTTGAAAGCTCGTCCAGTATCTCACCGATGGCCTTGGCCCCATCAAGGTCAATGTGCCCATATTCGTTGTACAGCTTAAGCTGAGACGCCACTGTCTCTAAGTTTATAGCTGCACCGCTTGCGTTCGCCCAATCGAGTGGGTTCTGGACAGACAGATACGCCTTTCTAATGTTTGACCCCGTGGTGAAGGCGTATTCATGTTCGCCAGTTTGGCTTGATGCATAGATGTTAGCCACATCTGTACTTGAGGTGTAGCTCTCCGTGGACCTGATGCCTTTCTGCACCGGTCTACCGGCAGCATGTGGGTATCTACGCAGCCCGCGATACATCTCCATAGGATTGCCGTCACCGTCAACAGCCTTGCTGTCTTTCCACCAGTCCTTCCAGCCCCGCGTGTTTATTGGTGGAGCAATGGAGAACTTGGCGAAGCCCTCCTTCTTGACGGTGTCGCTCATTTTCTTGGGGATGGGGAGACGCCACATCTCACGCTTCATCCTAACGGCATCGGGGATTGCGTCGAATTTTCCACCGCCCCTGCGTTCAAGGCGTCCTCGCTTGACTTTCGCACCGAACCGCTTGCCGATCTTATTTGCAATGCTAGTGAGAATGTCGTCATAAAACTGAACCAGCCCCTTACCGCCAACGGTGGTGTCTGCGTTGTTAAGTTCAACATGCTCTTTGTTGTCCAGTTTTTTCCTGTTTTCTTCACTGAAGAGTTCATTGGCAACCTTGCCGCCTAAGAACGCACGTATTTCATTCTCTGTTGCATAGTGACCACCGTTAGGAAGTGAGACGTCCACGCCCACTTCGTCTGTAATCACCACCGCGTAATGATCGCCAGAAAATTCAGGCTCCTCATTGAGCATGTGCCTGATTATGGCCTCAACATCTTCTATTGAGGACACCCTCCCTAATTCAAGCACATCACTCCCCAGCGTAAGCGACTTCCTTGTGTGCGCCGTTATCCATGTGCCGTCCGTAAGCAGGTGGGCGCGAATAGGCTCTTCTAGACCTGCAACGCCCTCAACAGACAGCGTATATGTAGTCGGCCCTTCGTCACGCACTTTCTTGGTGATGATTTTTACGTCTTCTGCGGAAAAGCTAGAAGACATATTCATTAACAAAACATCGTTGATGACATGGCCGGAGCCTTCGTAGCGGCTTATCTGGGTTGCACCCGGCGTCCATGCGACACTGTCGTAGCCTTCTTCAACCGCCTTCATTATCACCCGCTTCATACCCAACCGGCCCCACTCGCTGTCTTTCTCCCACGGGATAGGCGGTATGCGGCTCTCGCCTTCAAGCATGGCGATAGAGCCTCTAGCGGGAGTGACACCGGCGGCTTCTGCAAGGGCTACATATTCATCGCGCTCTTGTTGATTTGTTCGAGCGCCAATCTTTTCCAGCTCTTGCATACGGTTGTAGATCGTCTGGTCTGCTGGAGACAGGTCGTTGAAAGTTTTCTCCAACTGAAACCCGCCCTTCACCTTTGCCGCTTGCTGACGGTCTCCCTGTAGCTCCTCTATAAACAGGACGCTCTTACCGTCAATAATGCGATCACTGACACGCACCCTTAGAACAAGTCGGTTGTCGGCCTCTGCGTCTTCAATACGATGCGAGGGTGGAACCAGCCAATCCTTAATCGTGGTGTTGAATGATGCGAACTCATCCGATGTGGTTGGGCTGGGGAGGGTTATGTAGAACTCTCTGTGGCTCCTTCCTCCGGGGAGAGTATAATGACGGAACTTGGTGCCGCCGCTCCCCGCTAAGACTTGATGAAGGTCTTGTTCAGCGTTTGCACGGGTCGGGTAACTTGTGACATAGCGCCCACCTTGAAAAACGTAAAATTCCTCTATAACCAAGCCGGTTCTTGGGTCATCCCTAAAGCCGCCAAGATCACTAACTTTATCGAACTGCTCTACGTTTAGGCTCCCGAAGGGAATGATCTTCATGCCGTCTGGCAGCTCAAACTTCTTTGTGCCCAACACAACCTCATCCAGCTTCAGGCCACGCTGGTTGATGAAGTCGAGCATGTCTTTCTTGCTGATGCGCCCCTCGACGCCAGCAAGCATCTCCTCAAGGCCGACGATAGTGTCAAGCTCCGCTGGCTTGGCGTTTTTAGCCAGATGTTGCTTCCACATCTTCCCGGTGCCGCTCTCCTCACCGAAGTTGCGAACCGCCTCATACGCCTGACTTGAGAACCCAAGGGCGTCAAAGTTAGGCGCTATGGAATAACTGGCGTCACTCTCATCGTTGAACCGGATATACGGCGTGATGAGGTCGGGGTGCTGCATATACCGCCGCGCCGTCTGGCCTTCTTTGGTCAGTTGCCCACTGACGGCAGCTTCATCAAACGCATCGTCACGCCTGATGAACTTGCCCCGGTCAGTTATGAAGCCCTCAATAAACGGCCTGCCGCTCTTCTCTGCCTCAAAGACGCTCTCGACGCCCGGAATGTCTATCTGGTTGTGGTTGGCGATGGGGTTCTTTACAGAGTAGACCTTGCCGTCATACTTGATGGCTGGGCCAGCGATGGAGAACTTGGGGCCGGTCTCAATGTCGGGGGGGCCAGCAGTGGTGGCGGGGCCTCCATCCAAGGTGCCCTCTTCGATGAGGTTGAAGATGTCCTCTGCTGATCTTACGCCGTTGTCGTAGAGCAGCCCGCCAAGGGTCATGATGAACCTGATTATTTTTCGGAAAATACTCTCAGGCCGTCCGTTGATAAGCGTCTTGTCCTTCGCCCAGTCACGGAACGCTTCAGCAACCGCCTCTTCCCTGAGAAAGTCCTCGTTGTATCTTTTTATTTCCGCCCTTGATTTACCTCTGGCCTTAAGCCTAGTTACGTTCTTGGCTACTTCACCGGCATAAACAATCCTCGCCTCTTCAAGGTAGGTCATGTTTGGAAGAACACCCGGCGTCCATCCAAGGTGGGCTGATAACTCAGGCGGGCGGCGAGTTTTCTCCACGTATCTTTTAAGCACCCTAAAGTCATCTTCTGAGATGATTTTCTTTTCACGGAGGGCGTGGATTTGCTCATGAGACAAAACCCGCGCTAGGTTTTCCATGGCGGCCTGCTCAAGCGCCTCTTCTGTTATGCTGTTCCCAAGACCATCAATGGCAGTGTCGATTGCCAGCAGTATGACCTCGTTGTTGCTGTCCCACGCACCCTCTGGCGACCTGACATCAGCGTCCTTTTCTTCTTGCGTCAGGAACCTTGAAAGGTCTTGAACGACCTCTGCATTAATTCCAACAGCGGCCAGAAGCTGCTGCGTCTTGTTGTTGTTAAGGGCCTCCGTGATGTTCTTGACCTGCTGACTTGTCAGGCGGACCCCAGCCCTGCCGGTGCGGTCCTTCCACGCTTTGTACTGCCGCACTTCTTTTTCGGTTGGCGTGGTAGAGCGAAGATCAACATCAGTCAGGCCAGCGTCGTCTTCACGTTTGGCATACGTCCCATCTGGATTAACAGACGACAGGCCGTTGCGGTATTTATGCGCCGCCAGTTCAGCGCCATCGGCATCATCATGGATGCTGATGACCTCCTCAAACGGGATGTGCGTTTCCTGTATCTTTCCAGTCTTGGTGGGGTCAGGGGTGCGCTCTTTTGCGACAACCACATGCTTACCGTCTGAGCCTCTTACCTCGTAATCAACCTCACGGCCCTCTTCGATGATAGGCGTCGGACCTTTGACCGGCGTGGTCGGTGGAATAAACTCTGGCCGCATCAGTTCATGCGTCACCCTACCGTCAGATTGTCTCACAAGGCCGATACGTATCATCTCTTCACGTATCTGCGCGATGTCCTTCATATTGAGGTCTGGGAAATTGCGCTTCAGTTCTGCCCTATTAAACTTGGGTGTCTTTCCCTTACCCTGCTTGTTGTTGAGAACGATCTGAACTGCCCTGTTGAAATCTTCGTGGGTGTAGTTCTCTTCCCTAACATCAAGGAGGTTGTCTAGGGTCTCAAACGGCGCGACCCGCCGAAGGGTGTCCCTCATAAGAGCCAGACGGAACGGCGATGCCTTGGAGAGCCTGTCTGCGCCAGTGACGTATTTCACCAGCGCATCAAAAGACTTGGTGCCGGTGAGGACGTTCTTCTCTTTGGCTAGTTCGATGATCTCAGGCTCTGTGACATTATTGACACGCTCTGTCTCAGGGCGACGAAGCTGACGCAGCGCCTGTAGCTCACCAGACAGCACTTCAGGGTCCACTCCACGGACACGGCCCTGCTCCTCCAGTTCTTCGATGGTGAAACCGTCCTGCTCGACGGTGAGGTTGCCTTGACCGGCCTCCATATCAGCTACTGCCTGAGCAATATTGGATGCCCCTGCCGTCTCCAGTTCCGCTGGAGTGAAGCGCATCCCATGTAGGCTCTCGCGTGCCGCCTTAAACAGGCTTGCTGCATTGGCCTGTTCTGGCGTTTGATTTTCGTTCTTGGGGTCCATCGCCTCGTCAATAAGGCGTTGGTCGGCGTCTCTTTTGAATTGGGCCTCAGTCCTGTTAACACCACCCTCAACAGCCTCCGACATATTCAGGTCGCGGTCACCGTCCTCCACAGGCATCAGGTCTGTGTCTGGCATAAGCTCTGGGCGGGCAGTCAAGGATAAGATTTCTTGGTTTGGGATAATCCCAAGGCCGATGGCTCTCCTGCGCTCCGCCTCCGCCGCCGCAGCCTCTAGCTCTATTCTTTGTTCTTCGGCCATCTCGTTGAAGGCGTGTCCAGCCTTACGTGTCCTTGCAACACCAAAAGTGCCAGCACCGGCACCGAAGATCATGCCCAAGGCACCGCCAAGAACCGCACTTTCTATGTATTCACCAAGCGCCTGCTCGTCTTCAGGGTCAATGGTCAGGCCAGCCTGCGCTCTCTCAAGAACCTGTTGGCCTGTTTCAGTGACCGTTTCTGTCGCCCCACCGATAAGAGAGGCTTTTCCAAGTATTTTTGCCCCCTCCTTGGTGGAAAGAAGATTGGCCCCTCTCTTGAGCATCGCAGAGATGGTCTCTGGCTTTAACGCCCTGATGCCGGGGGTGCGGGCAAGGATTGGGAATATGGCGTATTCAAGGGCGGCAGAGACAACACCAGTGCCCACAGCACTGGCAGTGTCGATGTCCTCCGGGTCGGTGATATTTCCTTCCCTGACCTGCCGCTCAACATGCTGGCCGACAAACGACGGTGTTCCAGCAAGGATGCCGCCTACGGCTGCGCCGATAGCTGCGCCGGGAGCGCCGAACACGGCACCAGCCTTAGCGCCAGCGAAAGCACCAGAGGCCATGATGCCTAAATCAGGTAGGCTCTCGCCCAGCGTCTGCGGGATGATGTCCAGAAAGAACGTGCTGGCAGAGCCGGTGTAATCACCACGTTGGAACTGCCCCACAGCGTCGTCAAGATTGGCCCGATATATATGATCTTGATCGTCCGCAGCCATCTGGTCTTTGAGAGAGAAGAGGTCTTCTTCGTCCCGGCCTACGGCTGCGCCGATGTTTTCAGGAACCCTACTTAGGCGCTCCGCACCGCTGCCGATGCCGCCGAAGAGTGACCCACGGTTGATGTCTGGAAATAGGTCAGGCCGCAGCGCGACCATCTCAGGGTCGGGGTTTTCAAGGTCGGCGCTTGGGAGAATTTCTGTTTCAATGGTGGCCGCGATGTCTTCTTCCGACATTTCGTCGGGGAAGTCCATAAGGCCCACACCGTCTATTTCATACCGCTGCACGGCTAGGCTCCTGTGGGCTTATTGTGGCTTTGCGGGCCTATACGGTTTGTTACCATACTGGTAAGCGCCATCCGCTCCCTTTGGAAGTTCAATGCCCATTCTGGCACCGGCGGTGACCCTGTCAGGCCCCTCCAGCAACTCCATAAGCGAGGGAAGGAATAGCTGACTACCACCGGCGTCAATATAATTGGCCCTAATCATGTTCAGGCTCTCAGCATCATACAGGCCGGTTGTTGGGTCACGATCTGCGTCTGCTTTCTTGAGGGCAGCGGACCATGCTATGAGGGCGGTTTTCTTCGCCTTAACCGAAGCCCCTATATCGGCAATCCTCTCCGCGCTCTGGCGGTTGAGTTCCAGTTCCTGCCTGTCGAGAGCCTTCTCTTCGCGGGCAACATTAAGTTTGTACTGCTCAAACTCAGAGCTACGTTTTGCGGCCCGGTTCTGGTTGAGTATGCGAATACGAGTGTTTTCAGCTTCGTTTCTCTTAAGCGCCAGACCGGCATTGTATTGCTGGGTGCTGATTTCACCGTTAGCGTGGGCAGTGGCAAGCCTGTCCATCTCGCTCTTGTGAGACTGCTGTGCTGCGGAAAGCTGCATATTAAGAGCAAGGTTTTTGTCTTTCCTCGCCTGAATTGCGGCATTGCTTTCTTTAAGCGCCTTGACGCCCACCCCGGCACCCTTTCCTATATTGGTCATTGCATACTGGCTTTCACCAGCGGCGATGGCGAACCCGGCTTCAGCAAGCGCCATCCACTTGTTCTTCGTAGCATCGTCCCCAACACTCTCTGCCCGCGCAGCCATGATGTCAGCAAACTTGGCATACGGGTCGCCGCGCTCTTGGGCCAGTTCATCGGCGCGGGACTTATGGAGGCTCTCAAAGCTATCCGTGTCTAGGATTTCCGGCACTGGTCTTGGGTCGATGTATTCAAGATCGTCAGGAGCTACGGCGGCGGTGCGCTCCTTGTAATCAGAGGTTCCAGCATAAAAACCCTGCCCATCCACATCAATTGGATTGCTAAATTCGTCCAGACCTACGGGCCACGGGGAGCTGTATGGCACAGTAAGATATGGCGTGTCGTTGCTAGGCGCGTTAGTGGCATCACGCGACCCCGGAAGTTTGTCAACTTGCTGCTGAGTTTGTGGCTTTGAACGAGGAGCGTCAAATAGGGCGGACAGCTTGGACGGCAATTCACCGTATCGTTCCATAAAAGAACGGTTTTTACCCACGTCCGGCGGTGTTAAGGCGGTGGTTGGGTGCTTAAAGAATGGGTCGTATGGCGACCAGAACCAGTTTTCATTCTTCGGCGTAATAATATCACCCCCCTGAAACCCCCTCACCATCCCGCCCTGAGCAGCCTTGTTCTTGGGGTCTTCGCCACGGAAATGACTGAACTCTGACTGGAAACCGGGCCTGAAGCCAGTGGGGGCAGCGGTGACCTGCCGCGCAATGGGCGGCGCTGATGCGGCCAGTGGAGGCTGTGCGCCAAATTCAGGAGACGCCGTCAACTGGGCCTGTATCTGATCGCCAAGCAACCGATAGACAAGCGGGGATTGCTGCTGAAATGCAGACATAATGCCGCTTACCTGACCACTGCCGCTGATCGGCTGACCCTCTCCGCGCTCAATGATGTTTGGACCACGGGGGCCGAAGAATGAAAACTGGTTCTGTAGGCCGTGCTGGAAACTGGCTGCGGGGGTGTTCTGGGTGCGGATATTGCCGCCACCGGCGTATCCACGCACCATGCCGCCCTGAGCGAAGCCACGGGGGTTCTGAGACGGCGGCAGAGACGGGGCAGCCTGTGGGGGGATGCGCGGAGGTGCTTGCTGCGGGTGCTGCTGTGGCGGCTGCACGGAGCCAAGACCCTGCGCCCCAGCGCCCTGCGGAAGTCCGGGGGTCTGGGTCTGCTGGGCCAGTTTAGCCATTAATTCTTCTTGCACGGTGGTCTGGGGGGCTTCTGCTTTTTCAGCCTTGAACCGTTGACGCAGATCAGCACGGCGCTTGGCCTCAGATGTGACCAGATACAGCGGAAACTGCCCGGTGGGCTGCTGCATCTCCTGCTGGATGCGCTTGTCACTTACGTCTTTGAGTGTCTCTGCTTGCTGAACAATACTCATAAGCCTAGCCCGCTGATAATGCCTGCGCCAACCCAAGCCCACCAACACCAAGGCCAAGAAGCTGGCTCAGTTGTGACGGGGGAGCTTGGAACGTGGTTGTTTCCTGTTGTGGCGAAATCGGCACACCATGCAGGATACCGCCGTAATAATTTAACTGGTTGCGTGGGAAATCACGCTGGTTGATGAAGTCCGTGTAACCAATGTCCAGTGACTGCTGCGTCTGGTCGTCAAACGCACCACCGACACCAGCCAGACTTTTAGCCCGTCCGAAGGACAACTCATCGCTTGCAAGGCCCTGCGCCCGAAGCTGCTCTGCTGCGGCCAGTGCATTGCGATCATATTCGATGCCGCGCTGCTGGTTGCCAGCAAACACCTCTGTGTTTAAGGCCCTGTTCTGAATGTCTGCTGCGCGGTCAGCATTGAAGATGTTGGCACCGCTTTCATATGCTGCCTGCAATGCCCGCTGTTCGATTTCGTTCTGCTGGATATCGAACTCACGCTGGGCGATGCCCTCTTGAACGTTGCGCCTGTCGTTTGAGAACGCCCCGGCCTGCACAGCCTGCGCCTCACGGCCAAGCTGTTGCTCGTTGAACCGCTGCTGGAGACGCGCCTGTTGCGTGTCCAGCACGTTTTGTGTGTAGGGGTTCATGTAGCTTGCAGCCACACCAGCGTCGGTGAAATTTCCGGTGTCGGCAAACTGCGCCTGCTGCGCCAGCGGGTCTTGTCCAGCAATGCCAGTTAAGGCAGTTTCAGCATTAGTGAAGGCCGCTGGGACACCCGATGAGGCGATGTCGCGGATGTCCTGAAACCCAGCCTGTGTGTCTGAACTGAAGTCAGCAAGCCGCTGCCCCTCATACGGGATGTAAGGCGCGTTGCTTTCTTCCTCGCCGCGCTCCATGAGGCGTGTGAAGAAGGGCTTGGCGTAATCAGGCAGATTAGACTGATTTACCGTTGATGTCGACGGGGGTGGCGCTGGCGCTTGTCCGCCGCCGCTGCCGCCGCCCTTACCCATGTTTAGGCCACATCCTGTGCCTCCTCTTTCTCATCAAATATTTTCTCACACACCACATAGCGCGCTTCCCAGCCGTGTTTCTTGAGGAACCTCTGCCAGCCATAGCGGCCAACAACTTCCAACCCACGACAATCGTTTTCCCACATATGTTTTTCCAGCGTGTCCAGCATTTCTTCGTGCCAGCCCTCAAGGTCGTCGCCGCCGCAATACAGAAGATTGACCATCTTCCTCTGTGGGTACTGCTCAATAGACGTGACCACCGCGCCAACAGGGGTGTTTTTGTCATCGAAGGCAAACCAGAGCGTAAACTGCCCGCCGAACAGGCCAGCCATGACATCGTCAATCTTGAAGCGAGCCTCTGATCTTTCCAAGGCAGGCACCAAAAGTCGTCTGGCGTCTTCGTCCACCATATCCAACACTTCGTTGGGGATACGAGCTACGGTGTAGGTCATCCAAGCCTCGACAGGGCAGCTTCAGCGTTGATAGGTCCGGGCTGGTTCTTGGTGCCGGTGCGCTGCTTTCTGACGCCCTCTCCCATCCTCTCCAGTTCCTGCGCCCCTGCTTCAGAAGAGCCGTTTCCAAGACCACTAACTACATCCGCAGGCACAATCACCTCGCCATCTGACAGAGCCACAGGCTCTTGGCCTTCAATGTTGGCTGGCACATTGTCACTCAGTCCGTCGCCGGGGCCTTGCACAAGGCTCCCTACGCCGGAAGAGCCTCTTTGGGTGAGAGACGACACTGCAATGATCTCCTGACGAAGCTGGGCGAACGCCTGCTGACCGTAGACCTGAATAAACGCCTGTATGGCCTGCTGCGGCTGCGGATGGGTACCCGCGATGGCAGCGATAGCGCCAGCTACGATTGGGTCTCGCGCTAACGGCTGCTGCCGCTGCGGACTACGCTGGGCCGCTTGGGACTGGATGGCTAGTTGCTGTTCTGGTGTCATCAGTTGAACCCCTGAATGATGCCAGCGTCTTCTGGCCGTTGTGGGGAGGGGAGACCGTTGCCTTGGAACAACCGCTGCCCAAGAGGCCCGCCCGGTATTGCCGCGCCAATAGTGCCAGCGAACGGCTGTTGTGTCTGCGCCTGCTGGAGACCTGCGGTGGCGCGGTCCAGCGGCCCCGGCGCACCGGGCTGTTGTGCAAGTGCCGCTGCGTCTGCGACGCCCTGACCGCCAGCGAGGGGGTCTATAGATGAGATTGGGGTGGCGGGGACAACTGCGCCGCCTCTGGCGTAACCCCTTCTCACAAGCCCGCCTTGGGCCGCATTGCGGGGGCGGGCGATGGGTGCGAAGTTGGCAAACTCTGGGTCAAAACCGGGCCTAAACCCTGCCGGTGGGGTATTCCGCGTGCGTAGCGTTGGGAACTGCTCATCAATCCACGGCTCCTCATCGGGCTGCGGGATTTGCGGCTGTCCAAACTGCGGCTGTTGGTTGAGGCCACCAGCGAGAGTGCCCACACCGCCAGTAAGAAGCGCAGCCTTACCAAGGCCGTCTGTCCTTGCAAAACCCTTACTAAGAAGATCGCCATAGCCACTGTCTGGCAGTGCCGCCGCCTGCTGAATGGCGTCTAGCTTGCTGGAGAATGTTGGCGCTCCGGGCTGGATAGAGGACGATAAATTAGCCGTATTAGGAATAACGTTGGACGCAGCAGCAGGAGCGCCAATCGACCCGGTTGGAAGGCTTCCTCCGGGGACGGAGATACTACTCGCTGCTTCTTGTAGCGCGAGAGGAGAACCCGCATAGTTGGCTATGCCGCCTGTGCCTCCAAATGCTGGGCTGGCCCCGGCCCCCGCCACATTTCCTGTGTTTGCTAGTGTTCCTGCGTTGGTTGGGGAAATGGCGCTTGCTGCTGCATCAGACATCCCATTAAACAGCGACCCAACACCATAACTCAAGGCACCGCTCGTCACACCGCCCAAGAGGGACCGACCAAAGCTATCGCCTTGGGCTAGATGCCCACCGAACGAGCCAAGACCAGCGCCAAGGGCTGTAGCGCCAAGCGACGAAAGGCCAAGGGCTGTACCAGCGCCAAACATCGACGGGCCAAAAAAACCACCGGCGAGAGCGCCCAGTATGGGTAGGAATGCTTCGGGCTGTCCTGTTTCAGGATTGATCGTGAGGCCGGTGGGAGATGCGTTGTGCAGCATCTCCACTTCAATAGGATTGACGTGCATGAGGACGCTGTCCCCGTAACGTCCAGCGCCCTTAACTTTCTCTACTGCGGCTTTCATGTCAGTCATTGTAAACCCCTACGGCGTTAGTACTGTTACGGTGCCGATTGCCGTTGTGCCTATGAAGCTGGCAGCGTAAGCCTCTCCTGCTCGGACAACCTTTAATATACCACCATCTTCAAACACATCGCCAATCCTTAAATTGGCACCATGCCCCTGAAGGTCTGAAAGGCTAATTTCGGCAAAAGAACGTCGCTGCTGAGTGTTGATTACGTCCAATGCCACCTCTAAAGCCTCCACCAACTGGTCAACATATTGCTGGTCTGTCCTCCCCTGAGTGGGGCGGGGAAGGCGTGGGATAGCGACATGGGACACTGAAGAATGGCTCATCGTCTACCGTCCGCCCTTACCTCAAGCCGTGGCGTGCCCTCACGCCAGAATGTTCCGGTGGTTGTGCTTTCAATTCTATATCTAACCGACCTGCCGCGCAGCCTGATATGGGCCTGCTTGGTGTAGAGTTCCACTGGCGTGCTTGCGGAGCGGGCTATTGAACTGGCATCTCCCGTGCCATCAGAAAATCCGGGGAAGTCCTTTGGCGTGACCGTGATTGATACTGTCGGGGTGTCTCCATCAGAGCCTTCAAACGTAACATCTGGGATTAGCCGCCTCACGAAGCCAAACTGATAGCCATCTCCGGGGAATAATTCAAACTCCGTGCTTTCGGCATGAGCGTTGATGGCGCTAAACGGCGTGGTTGAGCCGTCGTCGCAACCAAGCTCATGGTGATACAGATACCCGTCTGTGTATGCCGCAATAGGATACTCAGTGAACGTTCTGTCATACCACGCTGTGCGGACCATCGTGCCGTGATACCAAATCTGTTGGGAATAATTATAGACCACGTAACTGTCCACCTCGTCAGTGGTGGTGGGGTAGAACCAGATTACCTCGCTGTCGCCACGGTTGATACCAACGACGATCTTCTGCACCTGTTCGCGGTTGATGTTATCAAACACATGCGCCCGCAACGTGCAGGGAAGGGTCTTGACGCTGCCGTCGTAGATATAAAACTGCTCCCAGCCCATCCAGTAGACGATGTCATCTGCCTGAATAGCGGCGTTTGGCCCCATGATGCTGATGTTGGTCGCCAGCAGGCGTGTGCCAAAGAAGAACGGCGGGCCAACATATGTGACGCTGTTGAGGCTGATGTCAGTCCACACCAGCGTATCGCGCTTGGTGGCAAGCCCAGTGACTATTTCTGAGCCAGTACTGAGACGCAGCGACCCTGCCGAGTTTTCTGTGTCTGGGGTCCAGTCGGTCAGCGTCTCAGCGTCGGGCCACCTGATAAGAAGCGTGTCTTGGACGCCACCTCCTCCAGTGGGGTCACATCCCAGTGCCAGAAGATGCCTGCTCTCTGCTGCCACCACTATTCGTCGGCAAACTGTTGGAACGTCAGCCGCCCCAGATAGTGACGTGAGATTTACAGCGCGGGTGCCGGTTCCAGCCGACGTGTCCCACTGGAAAATACCACCGTCATAGATACAGGCTATCAGGTCTTCGCCAAACGTTGAAAACGACCACGTCCTGAGAATGGTTGTCACGGTCACTGACGCTGACGTTCCCCATGTGTCACTGCCCCACGTATCAGCGCCCCAACCCGCGCCACCCACAGCATTATCCAGACCGACGTTAATCTGGTATTCCGCTGTCACAGACGCTCCGCCCCCAGACGTAGACGATGAGGCATTTGCTGCTGCGGTGAAGGTGTAGGTGTTGCCGTCAGTAACAGTGACGATCACATGCTCTGTGTTCAACTGGGCCGCAGTGATGCCGCCCGTGGCCGTGGCCCCGGAATACGTCACGTAGTCCCCCTCAACAGAGCCATGAGAAGTATCCGTGACGGTCACAGTCGGTGACCCACTGGTGACAGCAAAAGGATTGTTGTTGATGGTCGAGGAGGCCCTGATGGGGGTAACGTCCTGTGGGATGCCGCCCTCTTCAATATACAGCTTTTTCTGCGTCCCGATGCCAACGTACTCCAAACCAGACAGAGATGTCCAAGGCAGCAGGGCGCGACAGTTGCCTATGAACGCGGATGTGGTTCGCCTGACCCAACCACCGATCTTCTCAGGCACACCCATCCTGAACCTCACTTTGTCGGTGTCATACCACGCACCAGCAGACGCCCCCGACTGCTGCGCGTTAGAGATTGGCGGCGTATAGCTGGTGCCCTCCTTATCGACGCCGGGGGCAAATCTGAGCTTAACTAGAGGCATTATTTTTTCCGCATCGCCCTGTCACCAAACCACCACAGCACCGCCGAACTGGTCATATAAACAACGGACGTTTCAATGGTTAAGCGTCCGCCCATATCAGAATTAAAGTAGATCACGCCCATAAGCACGATCAGAGTAAGCGTAAGTATTGGCCGAACAAGACGCAGAACGTCAACAACCCATGTGCTAGAAACTCCAATACCCGCATCATGGTTGTATGACGCTCTTCTGGCGTCAGCCGCTGCGTTAGCTTCAGCAACAGCCATTTCTCTTTCATTTTCAGCCGCGCCCAACTCGTTCTGAAGCCGAAGAAGTTCCTGCGTTCGTTTGTGTTCATTATTTGCCTTTTTCTCTTCTGCCCACATATCGACGAAAGAAAAAGCCTTGCCTATAATTGAACCAATAATCCCAGTTGCCCCGCCAGTGAACACCGTCGCCAATAAATCAAACATTCCAGTTCTCCGCTCCCCAGTAACGCGCTCTGCCCATGTCGATGTGCAGAAACGTCTTGTAATAACCAAACCCGGTAAACCCAACACCCTTTGCCGCTTCGTCCATCTTGAGCCTGTCCCGTCCAACTATAGATAGGTCTGCCGCGTCTCCAAAAAGATGGCGCGAAAACACCGCTCCACCCACCCTAGCGTTATGATAGGAACTACGATAAGCAGACAGTACAATAAGGCTGTGACCCAAATTCCCCCTAAGAGCGTCAAGGCCATCAAGGAACTCAGGAACGATGATAAGCCGCCCGGTGCCACGGCAAGCAATTTCCTTGGGGGTGAAGAACCTCCAAGGCCATGCGCGTACGGTTCTGGGGACTTGCTTCCAGTGTTCATAAATCACTTACCGTCTCGCTGTTGGATGTCTCTCAGTTTGCGTTCTTGGACTTCAATCTCACGCTCCAGCCTGTGGTATTTGCTCTTGTCGCGGGGGGTGGCGCGGCCTTCCACTTCACGGTCATAGAGATCGTACATTCTCTGTTCCAGCCAATCCACGCGCTGCTGGACGATGCCCTCTTCATTTGTGGCTACCCGCACATCAACTTCTTCCCACTCTCTCAGGGCTTCGTGCCCACCAAGGAATGTGGCAAGGATGATGCCGCCAGCGCCAAGAACTGTGTAAATCATTTTGGCCTTCTTCTCTAAAAAACTCATCCTAGTGTCCCATCGTCTGGCACTATTACTGACGGCTGCGGCGGCGGGCCGTAGAACTGATTTCCACATCGGAAGCCCAAAAAGTTCGCCCTGTCGGGGAGGAAGCGGGCCGCAGCAATCTGAGCTACCTTGGTGCAAAGAGTGTTATTCTCCACTTCAACAGTAAGGGTATTTGGGTCTGCGAGACAGGTCGCCGACATGACGAAGCAGAAGTAGATGACTGCATCCATTCAATGTATCTCCACACCCATCCTGAACAGGTAAACTCCCATCCCAATCAACCCGCCGCCCATCGAGACAATGAGCCACGCCATGATCTTCCACGTCTTGCCTTCCTCTCGCATCATGTGGCGCTTGAGATCGTGAGCGAGATTTTCAATCACCCCCTCGACGCGCTCAAACGCCCGCGCCCCATTGGTGATATGCGCCTCTACGACGCCGATGCGTGTAGCATGGTCACTCACCTTTTCTTCAACGACTGCTAGGCGCTCTTTCATTAAATCCAATGCCCATCCTCTGAGGGGTCGATGGCCTTGATCGCCCTGATGGTGGCAGCAGCCTCAATCTTATCCTTAAGGGCCTCCAGCTTGTCGTGAACAGCGGCTAGAGCGTTTGACAGCGGCACGTCCCCAGCATTACTGGCCTTGATCGACAAGGCGATCAGGCGGGCTTGCGGGGTGCCGCCCCTCACCTTCCCCAACCCTACAGTGACCCCCTCCGCAGCAAGTAGAGAGCGTCTCACATATTCAACGTCGGCTGCTAGGTAATGGTTGGTGCGCTCGTCCACAAGTGAGGGGAGTGCTACTCCCCGTTCCCAAAAAAGGCCATCATCACTGAGCTTGTCAGTGCCGCCCGGAACCTTGACCAGAGGAACCCATTTAAATGCCCCGCTTTTATGAGCCGGGATCGTCGGTGCGGTTGGGTGGTCTTCTATGCGAAGAAGAACCGCAGGGGTATCGTCTGTTTTAACGAGTGCTAATTTTGGCATTTTCTTCCTCCTATGCTTTATCCCAAGAGGCCCATGCGGTGCCCCCATTGTCGGGGGTGCCCGTCCAGTTTACATCTACGGTTAAATCGGTTTGCAGAGCGGCGGACATGCTATCCATCTACAAACCCCATGATTTTCCTACTGTGTTATCCGCGCTATACCCTGATGTGCCGGGAGTTTTCGTGGCACTGGAAGAGTTCGCGTCATGCTTCGTTCCGTTGAATGCTGATGCTAATCCCCCGCTGTCGGTCATGCCGCCGATAGCAGTTCCGTCGCCTTGAGCGATTTGCGTTTTTCCGGCCCCCTGAAAAAACTCTATTTCCGCGCAATGCACCTGTTGCGATCCGTTGCCTTGGAAAACGGCGCGATGGTAATTAAAGAGATTTGTATTCGTTATCTCCGAGGAATCGGTAATGGTCTCCACGACACTGTTCCCGCCAGCGGCGGATAGGACTCCAGTCAGGTCCGTCCATGCGGAATTATTGTTCGAACCTTGCAGCTTCCAGTTATTCGCCTCATCCCCGCTATTAAACGAGGCGTTGTTCGGGCTATAGATAATGACCTTGGTTATTGAATAACCTCCACCAGCCCGCTTCCCGACACGACCTGCCGTGAGCAATCTACTAGGCATCGGTTTGTGCATCCACTGTAAAGGTTAATATGCATTCGATCAGGTGGGCGTCCACCGTCATGGTATCAGAACCGTTGGCAGCCACCCGCGTGATCTGGATAAAGAACAAGTCCTCTTTTGCAGCCGTTCCAGATGGCGTTATAGCCGCCGTCGCGGACGATGAGTAGAGGTCTTCAGTCGTTCCGCCCGTGTCTGTTACTGTAATTTCGGTCCCGACTGCGGTATCCAGAGCGTCATCATTAGCGAGAGCTAAAATCTCACAGCCCCACACCACACCAAAGTTTGTCGCGGTGGCAGGATGGGTCCACTTAAAGGAAACTGTGACGGTGCTGGCGTTGTATGCCTTTGGTAGAGAAATCAGGATATAGGCGTGCTCTTCCGTCGAGGCGTCGAAGGCAAGGTAGTCATAATTGATCTTGTTGGTGGTGGTCTCTGTCTGTGCCGCAGCAGCGCAGCCAGCCGTAGTCGTCGGTGTGAGCATGGCCGCGCTGATAGGGAACTGGAAAACGCCCTTACCGACAGCATCTGCGTAGGCCTTGATACTCTGCTGGGTGGCAAGTTGAGTTGCGCTGTCCGTCCCCATCCCGTCTTCGTCTAAAATTCCGGTGACAATCGCGCCAGTCGCCAGTTCCAGAGACGTGTTGGCCTTAATGGTGGTGAATGTCGTGCCAGCCGGGGTGGTGCCGCCGATAGTGCCGGGAGCAGCCATCTTGGCTGTAATGTTGGCTGGGGTGGTCGCCCTGCCGGTGTCGGTGCCCGTGACCGTTTCAGCGTTGGTGGCGAGTTCCACAGCACCTGAGACGGTGGCAGACGCCGGTTGAGGCGCTCCATCTTCATCCACAGGGGCCGTGAGAGCCTCGACATTGGTGCCATCGCAGACAACCGCCATCTGGAAGCCTTGCGGGACAGTAACCGTGTTCCCTGATGACCCGCCAACTGTTACGGCGAAGGCTCCACTGGTGGCGTTCCAAATCCACCACGTCTTGTTTCTCAGCGGAACAATGATCTTCTCAGCCGCATCCAGCGTGCCGGTGGCCTTAATCACAGCCACATGGCTTTCCTGCGCCGGGGTGGCGTCGTCATGTTCCAGATACTGGGTGTCATCCAGCGTGTAATTTGCACCACCAAGAGCGTTGAGGCTGATGTTGGTGATGTCGGCAATAGCCTCTTCAAGTCGAGACATGGCTTGGTTGGCGAGTGTGCCCCACGTACCGGATTTCTCACCGGTAGCCATTTTCTCAAACTTGATTAAGTCTGATGCTGTTGATGCCATTTTTCTTTTCTCCTACGAGGTAGCCGTTTCTGTCCAAGTGACCGACACGGCGCTGTCGATGCCACCCCAAATTATTTCTTCTCCTGACGACATTGTCATACTAAGCCCTGTCGGGCTGACAATAAGCCCCCCATGCCCAGTGGCTGTCCCAACGCTTCCCGTAAGACCAAAGCCAGTGACCGCGACAAGGTTCTGGGCGACAACAGTTTCATCGCCAACCGAAGCCGTTCCAGCCGCGCCAGTAACCGGAACATTCGTTGTGGAGAAACCCCATATCGAATGACCCCAAGTTGAACCGCCCCAAACCATGCCATGCTGTCCTCTCTATTACCTACGCAATCCTGATGATCGCGTTGCTGGCGTCTGCTGCCGGGAACTGAATTGTGAAATCCCCTGCCGTCGAAGACTTATCTGAGCCGAAGTCCAGAACTAAAATAGAGGCGTTGGAGGCGTGGGTATCGTTGTAGATAAGCGCCCCTCGCGCCGTGACCGTAGACGTTGACCATGTCGTATCGGCAAAGTCGGTCAGCGCCGTGGTGCCTGACGTGGTCGGCGTGACGTTGGTCAGCGCATTCCCTCCGGCGGTGTAGCCGGTGCCGGACGCCTCGTTGGTGGTGGCGTATGCCGTGGTGGCCGCACTGAGCGTTGCTGAACTGGTGTAAAGCGCAGCCCTGATTGTATGCCCCGTGGACAGTGTGAGGTCGTGTTCCGCAACAAGAATTTCCTGTTTGAAACTTGTGCAGAGGGCCTGTGTGATAGCCATTACCTTGTCTCCTCTAGTTCAGCCGCTATTTCGGCCCTCATTGTTACTCGCTCGCTCAACATTGCTTGGCGCATATAGAACAACAATACACCACGGAGCCTCTCTTTGTAAGCCAGTGCCTGTGCCCTTATTGGCTCTGGAGCGTCGTCTCCCACCAAAATGATCTTGGATAAGGCCATTTCGGTGAGTTCTTCCGCTGAGTGCCCCCTGTTCTCGGTGGCGTGAACCAGCACTTCCCCAATCTCCATATCTACGCCTAAGTTGAGCGTCATTGCACGGGTACCCTAACTTGCCCTGTTCGATACATATCTTGACGGTTCTTTCCGTCCCCAAGTTCCTTGAGTTTGACCAGCGCCTCTTTGAAGCGCCCGTCATACAACTGAATGAGGTCTTGCTCGCCCTTCATGAAGACGTAAGCCTCAACCAGACATCCGTAGAGCATTGCAGCCTCTGCCTCGTCGCCAAGCCATGTGGTGGACGCGGTGACGATGCTTTCCGGCTTGTAGAAATAATTAAGCTGAATTGACAGCGCAGCAGAAGGCGTGGGAGCGACAATAAATGTGTCGTGGTCCCACAGAGCGTAATAGCGCGGCTGGCCCTCAGTGGTGGTCTGATCGTACGCCTGCCGGATGAAATCAACGTCCTTGTTCAGGAGAAAGAAATAATTGGACGAGGCATCAAGCACAGCCATCGAAAACACTGAAACAAAGTCAGACGGAGCGTTGAGAAACCTGTTGGATGCCGTCAGTGACGCCGTAGACGTTTTACGGAACATCGGAAGCTGGACGATGTGCTGGATACGGTCCTCTGTCTGTTTGACAAAGGTGGGTATCTCAGCGACGAAGTCCGTCTCTGTGTTCTCCGTATACGTCTGGATAGACGCTTTGAGTTCAGTGTAGTTCATCGACTAGACCTTGAAGTTTCCGCCGCGTGTTGCAGCGCCCATGCCCGTAGCTTTAACGGTGGACTGGTTGGTCGGCTTGACGCCCATCTTGACCATTCCTCCGTCGCTGTAGCCCTTCATTGTTTCATAGTTGCCCTTGGCGTCCTTTTTCGCTGGCTCACTGTAATGAATTGTGTCGCCGCCCTCCTTAAAAGTCCCACGGACGCGGGTTTCACCATCGCCGCTGGTGAAAGTTTGCTTTGGGCTATAAGAGCTTCTTCCGCCCTTCTTTGGGCTACGCTTTTTGCCCTTAAACACTGACTGTGCCATTTCTCTCTCCTATGATGTCGTAACAGTTACTGAGCCAATACTCATGGTCATCTTCATGCTGACCGCATCGCCCACCGGGGACCACCCAAACAGGCTCTGACTTTCCGTCTTTGCAAGATCAGGGCGTGGGTTATCCAGCGTCTGTGGGTCGAAAATCCTGAACCGGCCCAACTGAAGCTGTGGATGATCTGGGTCAACACAGACATCCTTGCAGACGCGCAAGCCGTTGCGGCGCTTGTCCTCCATCTCCCAAACAAGGGCAGACAGCGGATAGCGGAAGCCGCATCTGTCGCAAAACCCAAAAGCGTGTTTGCCTGCTGCAAAATGCTTACTCATGTCAAATCCACGTCGATAAAGTCCTGTAGCGGCGAGAACAGCAGCGACGCCTTGGAGCGATCTTCTGACGCCATCAGTTCGTACTGCTCTTCGTAGTGCGACTTGAGAACAGGAATGCGGGCCTCAAGTTCGGGTCTCTTTAGTGCGATGTAGAAAGACAGCCCCGCAATAAGGGCGGGAACAGCGCGTTCCGGCATATCGTTGTTGTTAGTATTGTCACCAAGGTCTTCGATGCGGCGCACATACCAGTAAACAAAGTCCTGCGTGCTGTCGTCAGGCTCTGGGTAAAGCGTCACTGTGGGCCGGTTCTGCCTGTCGATATACATACTTGTCGGGCGAGAGTTGGTGTTCTTGTTTGAGGTCTGGGCATACGTGCTGACCGACAGGCGCGTGAGGGAGAAGTCAGTCTGCGTCGTATTGCCAGTTCCATCGCGGATGACCGCGTCAAGAACATCAATACAGTCGTCGGCCAAGGAATACGTCTTGGTGCCGCTAACAAGATCAATCGAAGCCTCTTTGACCGTCCACAGGTTCAGGCCACGGTTCAACCACTCCAGAGTAAGCAGGTTAAGGCTGCGTCTGGCCGTGCGGAGGTCGTAACCCGTCCGCATCTCAAGACCGGCACGCTCGTATGCCTCCTCACAGATTTGGAGGATGTCCAGCTTAAAAGCTACTGTCCCTGATGTGGTTGGAGCGGCCATTTAGCTGTAGCTCTTCTTCCCTTTGGGTGATCTGGCAATGCCATAACCACGGCTGACCATGCCACCATGTTTACCAGCCTTTGTGGCCGTCTTAGCCTGCGGCACCTTCGCTGCCGGGATGACCGTGGGGTGGTCAAACCGTCCGGCAGGGCCTCGGTTGCCCAATCCTTGCCGCTGAAGCCTATTAAGAAGCTGCGGGTCTACGCCGCTGCTCTGTAGAAGCTGGCGCAGGAAATCACCGCCTACGAAGAACGGTGCCCCGCCTGACGGTGAGCCGGGGGAGCCTATGGCCCCGCCGCCCGCGTACTTCTTCTTGTTCTGCGGCTTACTCTTTTTCTTCATCGACTTCTTCATCATGGTAATTCCCTCACTTCCTTGGCTTTCCTCTTCGGCCTTCACTGGCCCTTAACTCTTCCAATCTTCTTCTGCCTTCAGCCATTAAATCGCGCTGCCTTCCTTCTTGTGTCGCCCTAGTGGCAAAGGCATCCCCCTCAACCTCAATCTCCTGCCACTGAGCCTCTGACGGCTTATCCCCGGAGTAGGCCCGTGTGGTTTTCTCACTTACTAAGCGGCGCTCACCCATTACTTCCTCTGTTTTCCTCTGCGGCCACGCGCAAGGCCCTCTTTTTTCATGGCGCTAGGGCCGACGCTCGACTTTCTTCGCCCATAATTCTGACCACGGTTCATCTTGGGGATGTTTTTTTCCTTATGGTCGGCAAAAATTCTACGCTTTTCAAAATCATCCGGCTGTAGCTGGACAACCTTCCCGTCACGCTTAACGTCAGTCCCAGTGTTGTCCTTCGTGGGGTGGTCTTGTTGCTGGTACATCGTGCTTTCGACGCCAGCCGTCAGTTTTTTGCCAAGATTACCCATTACTGCTTACTCCTGTTCTTCGATCTCGACACCACCTGAAGATTGGCCGGTGAATTGTTACGTGGGTTGCCATCTTTATGGTCAACCTCCTTCGATCTGTCGCCCTTACTCACCTTCCCAGATGAAATAGCCTGCCGCCTGACCTTGTTGCGTGAGGCGCGGTTCTTCTTCTGCTCAGGCTTGGCATGGTAATCGTCATACTCCTTGCGATAATTCCTCTTCGCTCTCATAGTCGCTCCAGCCAGCTAAGGCCCACAGTGACCGGCGCATCGGAGCCGCTCGAAAGCGTCATGCCGAAAGCCCAAACATCGACGGGCCGCAGGAACAAATTAAGAGCCTTTAGGTCGATCACCTGTGAGCCAGCCCCAGACTGCGTGAACGTGAGTATTTCCTCGCCGCCCGTGATCGTGGTGCCCGCTGTGTCTTGCAGTATCGCCGAATTTGCGCTGTCCACGTTGGCGTAGGAGACGCCCCCTGCCACCTGTGTCGGGTTTTTAATAACAGAAAGCGTAACTGTCTTGGTCGCTTCTGAAGCGAAGGTGAGAAGATCAGGATAAACGAAGGTCTTGTTGCGTGTGCTTTGAAACTTGATGTCATTGTGGATGAGCATCACGCTGGTCAGGGTTGTGCCGTTGGTTGTCTTGGTGTTCTTAACGGAGTGGCGCAGTCCTTTGGTGGTCTCCTGCCCTTCGATAAAGCCCCCCATTGAGGCCGTCTTGACGGTTTGCGTCCCGCCACTATAGCCAGTTTCCGTCTTGGCAATTAATGTCAGGTTGAATGTGGTGTTGCGGAACGTGGCGCGGCCCGTGCCGCCGTTGGCACCGGCGTGTTTCATCATGTGAACCGGCGTGAACTTGCCTGTCTCTTTGTTCTCCATTTTCAGAACAATGTTGCCGCCGCCGAGATATTGGATAGGAATATCCCAGACATTAAGGCTCTCTAGGGCTTGGGAGAACGGGAGCGTGGTGTCGGCCCCAGATGATAGGTTAATCCCGCTTGCCCCGGTGCCATCGCACGGGTCGTCCCAATCCTCTTGGGCGGTAAAGTGTTCCGTTGGAGCGACCCCAAGAACAGTCGTTGTGGCCTGTTCAAACGTCCCAAAGGTCACGCCGCTATCGGTGTCAACAGCAGAGAACGTCCCGGCGGCGTTCTCAGCCACCAGAGACACGAACTCTACAACATCAGCATTGCCGGTAAAGACCTCCCAGCCTCGCGCCTTGTCGAGGAAGCTGGTAGCGACAATGGCGGCGACGATCTCAGGGATAGTGGCAGCCGCGCCAACTGTGATTGTAGTTGCAACGCCATCAAGCGTGATAACAAAATCGCCGCCCCCGGCGTCAGCAGCAGAGGTGATCTGTAACTCACGGACCTCAAGCTCTCCGAAATAGAGATGCCTGAAGCCGAACCTTGTTCCGCTATGCCCGACCCCGATGGCCTCATCGTCGTCGCCCGCCCCAGCGAACAGCGTGCTGTTGGCTGTGCCACCTGAGAAGCCAGCAGTGAAGCGTGCCCTCGCTCCCTGACCGGGGCCGTAGCGGATAACATCTCGCGTTCTGATCTGGCAGAACGCATCAGCAACATTAGCGCAAGTCACTGTGACTGTGCCGTTTGACGATGTGATGGCGCTACCGGCGCTTACCTTGTTTGCAAACGCCTCAATCTCATCGTCAATAACGCCGTGGGGAAACTTGATCTGGACTTGCGGGGTGTTCTCAGCAACAGACAGTTCGCCAAACGCAGTGTTTGGCAAAATATCATGTTCGTCTGTTCGGCTAACCCCGGTCAGAGCCATTACGCCACCAGCTTCCTCATGTCAGCAATCTTACGATTAGCTTCCTTGTTGAACTTCTTGGCCTCTTCCTTAGCGGCTTCAGCGGCCTTGCGATCAGCAATCGCCTCGCGGCGGGCCTCTGCCACCTGACCATTCACCTTCTCCTGCTCTCGCTGGAGCAGATCGCGGGAGTTTTCAAGATGCTCTGCCTGCATGGCATGGGCCTTCTGGATTTCCTTAAACTCCGCTTGGTCGCGGCGAAGGGCCTTACGGGCGTCTTGGACGCCAGCGTTCTGGTTGGCCGTGGTCTTTTCCAGTTCAGCCCACGCATTGGCGAGGGCCTCCTTGTCTTTGTGGATGGCCTTGATGTCATTCTCACGCTTGCGTTCTTCAGCGTCCATCCGCGCTACCTGCTCGCTTTCAGCCTTCTCAAGCGCCTTGCGGGCCTTGTCAGCTTTCTTCGACGCCTTCTCAAGATCAACCAGAGCCTGCTGGGTCTTCTTTGGGCTTCCCAGAAGAGTAAGTAGGTCGGTCATGGAAATAGAGACCATGTCATGGGAGACGTTCAGTAGATTTTTCTTAGGCATACCTTTTCCTCTCTAAGCCAGAAACGTCCAGCCCAACCAGACAGTCCCCGATGCCGTGGCAGCGGTGTCGTCTACGTTGGCCCAAGCGTCCGCGATATTGAAATGAACAGTGTGTGCGTCAGCCGCCTCAATCGCTAATGAGGTTTGCACCGTCTTAACGGTTGCAGTGCCAGCAACATCTGCTGCGGTTTGCCCGGTCAAAATATTTTCAAAGGTGGCGGTGCCATCCAGCGTGGCGACGGCCCCTGTCCCTATAACAGTCCCCAGCCCCACGTCAGGGGTGTCGGTTGTGGGCGTTCCGGTGGTTAGGGAAACGCCGACACTGATCGACGCCATCCTTACAACCAAGGCCCCGGCAGGAAGTGTGTATATCAGTGCGCCATCCGCAAGAGAGGCTGTATCACCGATGGTGTAGCCTACACTGGCGAGGGTCAGTTTTGTGACATGCTCCTGCCCAGCACCATACTCAACGGCAGTGACGTTTGTTCCTGCCGTGCCAACGTTGACTGCGGTCTGGAGTTTTGCGGTCTGGTCAGCGTCGTCCAAAATCTGGAAGTTGCTATCCAGAAAGATGGGCGCTGAGACGATGCCAACGCTGCTAATCCCCATTACGACCTCCCCGCGTGGATAATCCTCGCGTTCGCACTGCCCGACGTATGGGCGGTGATTGCCAATCTGGTGGCGACTGGCGGGTTGGTGTAGTTGCCGTCCGTGCTGCCAGTTTCGCCGGTGATCGTGTCATGGGTCAGGACAACCTCTCCACTGGCCTCTTGGAAGCCGCTGGCGAGAACATTACTGAAAGTGTGCTGCATGGCGTACGTCAGCGACGCTCCAGAGGATACGTCGCAGCCAATCGCCACGTTAAAATCTGGCCCGCGATAATTGAGAAGGAACCACCCACTCTCGCACAAACCGTCAACCCCGGCCTCAACAGCGCCCGCAGACGCTCCGCTCGACGTAATGCGGTCAACCCATGCAAAGTTGGCGTCTTGGGTGGTGCTGGTACTGGCGTTGGCCCCGGTGATGCTGTCGGTCAGTTCGACGCCGTAACGATCATAACCACGGGGCGTGTAGGTGTCGCCGGTGTCGTTTCCTGCGGAATACATTGCCACATGCTGCGGGGTGGCTGTGAAATCGCAGTATCCGTTGACGCCGATCTCAATCGCTCCCGCCGTGGCGGCATCCGGCGTTACCGACGCGACGCTGTAGAACTTGGTTGAACCAAGAACAATTAGACCCAGCCCCGGACCAGTGATGTCCTCAGTGAGGTAATTGCCCTGCAAATCCTCACCGACCACAGTGAATGTGCGTCCTGTGTCGTCAGCCGCAGCGTAGATGAGAATGTAAACACCGCGCCTGTCGCGGAAGTCAGTGCCAAGAACACCATCAAGCGTCATGGCAGTCGCGTCTGTCGGTGTCTGACTGGCAGCAATTCCGTTCCGGTCATACCCGGTGGAAAGAGCGCCGTTGATGAGATAATCCAAACGTGCGGCAAGTAGCGTTTCCGTCGTAGAAATGCCGTTCCTGTCTAGCGCGTTCGGGGCAAGAGTGATGACCTTTGGTTGGGACATCTTTATATCCTCTCTATGTTAGCGTTACTTCTTCTTTGGCTTGGCCTTCTTGGGAGCCGCCTTCTTCTTGGCGGCTCCCTTTTTCTTCAGGACCGGCATATCGGACTGCCCGTTACCCCACATCCTGATCTGGTTTGTCGCGTGTTCACGACCAGAGAAGGTTTTAACCAAAGTCTCTTCATCGTCACCCCCGATCAACTCGACAGTCCATTTACCGTCTTTCTTAATCAGATTGGTGTGCATGAGAAACTACCTCTCTTTAGCGACGAAGATGTAGTCGATGTCGGTGGTTTCAGCACCAGCCGCGCCGTTCAGGTAGCCAAAGCCGACTGCCATCTCCGCACCGGGGACATCAACGCTCTCCATCCTGTCGATCAAGACATCGTTGGCGTAGGTGTAGATGGTTGAGATGCCATCCCAGTAAGCCGCCAAGGTGATAAACGTGTCATCGGCCAACGTCGCCAACGACGCGCTGTCGGTGTCGGTGGTGTTGTCGTCGTTGTTGAAAAACACACTTGCGGAGGCGTCTTCAGAGATAAACGCGAAACGCATTGTAGCGTCCAGCGGAGTTGTGTCCGTGGAGTGCAGGCCGATGATGAGATCGGACTGGGTTGCGTCGCCAACCTGAAAACGGGTTTTAAGGAATGTCTTCTTGTTGTCTTCCAGCAGGAAGGTTTCAGAAATCCACTCCGCGAAGATACCGTCGTTGTCGTTGCCAGCGGTGGTGATGCGGGCCAAGCCGTCGTCGGCGTCGGGGACAGTGATGGCAGAGGTTCCGGCACCAGCCGAAGTCGCAGTCAGTGTCCACTGAGCCGCGATGGGCGTGGTGTCAAAGTCGTCCCAGAATACGTGCCATTTGGTGGGGTCGAGCATCCCAAACTCATACAGGGGATTGCCCGGAACGACGTTGGATACGCCGTTGGTAAAATGTGTAGGCATTGAACAGTTCCTTTCCTAAAACCATGACGAGACATGAGGTCCGCCACATTCAAATGCCCTTAAATTGTAGCAGAACCTTTCAGGAACACCACACTAAATATTACCTGACCAATGTTTGTTCTGGGTGTGTGCATGATTATTTTGCCTGCTCATACAATTTCAGGTCATCCTCGTAAAACTTCAGGAGATACTCCCTGTAGGCGGGCACGCGCTCAAGCGCCTCAGACAGGTGGTTCATCACATCCTTCTGGTATCCGTTGGTCTTGTGGATGTGGTCGCTGTCCATCTCAGGCAGATCAACACCCATCGCCTCCCACATGGCATCCATGCTCTCCAGCTTAAACAGGGCCGGGTCCGGCGCTCCACTGATGATAGCTGACTGCCGTTGGGTATGAACGTCATGCTCCCCTTTCTCCACGTAATCCCATAACCGCTCGTCGTCGTGGATGGCGTCGAGATGGACGCGCATCTTCTTCGTGATGTCTTTTTCTGAGATCGCCCCGGCGAACCTCTGAGCCATACCAGACACCCAGCGATCAATGGGGTGCCTTATGAGGGCGTAGAAGTTCCAGCCGTCGTCGGCCATAAGAGAGTTCGTCTCATCCCAGCCCAAATGATGCTGTAAAACTGCGGACGTAGTTGATGACGCCGCCTTTGGGATGGAGATAAATACGTTGGGATATTTAAAAATATATTTTGGCATACATAAGAAATCTTATGGCTTCACAAGAAATCTTGTGGTCGCATAAAAAAAGGGGGGCCGAAGCCCCCCTTTCTCGTAGCGTTCTCGCTTAGGAAGAACCCGGCGAACCAAATACGCCAAGATAATCCGAAACGCCGAAGCTGTAACGTTCGCGTGCTTTGTAGCGAACGTTGCCACTGTCGAAGTCACCATCCATTGAAGTGGACAGTCCAACGCGATTGAAATACTTCAATCCGTTCGGGCAATCCGTCTTCAGGAACCACGCATTGGTGTCGGTGAGGTAATGATTGATGCAATACCCGTCCCGAACCGTGCTGTTGTGGTAGATGGCGTTCACGTCGTTGTCAGCCACACCAGTCTTGTACTGGGAAGACAGGATGCGAGTTGCGACAAACTGCAAGTTGGTCGGGATGACCAGCTTAACAGGCTGACACGCAACGAGCAGACCGCGCTCATCAGTCCAATTGGAAATCTGAATAGCCGCGTCTTCGATAGACGTTTCGTTTAGATCAGTTGCCGTGGCGGGACGGTTGGAGAGGTTCGCGCCCTGCACAATGCTGTGCGAGGTCGAGAACAACTGGTCGCCGTCGCCGGTCAGGTAACCGGTGGTGGCGGTGAAGCCGGTGTTAAACGGCACCATCGCCTTGACTTCCTTGGTGTAGGCCATCGCACGGGCGAGAGCCTTGGTATACCGTGAGGACAGACTGTCATACAGATTGTCTTCCATCGCCTCTTCGGTGATGGAGAAGCCCATAGCAATCGTCTCATGGTCATACCGCTGAGTGAAACTCTCCTGCGCCGTGTCGTAGGAGATAGCGCCGCCTTCAGTCTTGACGGGCGCGGCTCCGAAGCCGGACAGTTTCGTTTCTTCTTCAAAGGAACGTTCCGAGCTTTCGGCGTCGTAACATTCCAGATGCTCGTCTTGGTACTTGTCGTACTCAAGGCCAAACAGGGCGTTCAGACCCGGCAGGAGTTCCTTGAGTAATTGCGCTCTTGAAATTGCAGCCATTGCTCAATCCTCCTTATGTGCCGAGTGCAAGATCGTACTGATGGATGTCGGCATTCCAGATGACAAGCATGTCAGTGAAAGCGTCTCCAACAGAACTGAAGGGTCCATCAACGAAGTCGATGGTGCGGAAGGGGAAGGTTCCAGTGGTGGCTGGGGTGGTCGCCTCAAGCGACAACACTGACTTACCAATGTTTGTATTGCCCGCGACATACGTGCTGACTTCGGCGTTTAAGCCAAGGTCGGTCTGAGCAAATGAGCCTTCACCCTGAACCTGAAACACCTGACGAGGGTCGTCAGCAACGTGCGCCAGAATATCTGTGGCAACGGTGGAAGCCGTCCACATCTGGGAGAACACCTTGTAGTTCAGGTTGGGGTCGGTGAAGTTACAACCCTGAAAAATCCCAATGGGACGCGTCGAGGTTGCGGCTGTGTCGATTTCGATAGTTCCGGCTGCGACCAGCTCAACAATGTCACCAAAGAAGATAGAGGTGCCATAAGAGTTGGTCATTTTAAGCTGGCGGAAAGAACCGTTCTCGTATCCACCAAGCCTGTTCACCGGAACAAATCCGTAAGGGGCTGCTGTAGCTGCCATCTTACTGTTCCTTTCACAAAGAAGTTATGCTCCAGAAGTTAACCTCTGGTGCGGCCAACGCCAAACGTTGTCTCCGAACGACTTTCTGTTTCCAGAAGAGGCATCCGGGGGTCGTTTTCGCGCATGAAATTCTGATCTACGCTTGCCGCCTGTTCCTGTGACTTACCTTGGTAGTAGGTTTCTCGCTGCTTCATCCGCTCCGTAGAGCATTTGCATAGCATCAAACCGCCGATGACAATGTTGTTCTCAAAGCCGTCTGTGTCCCGGTCTGACATAATCATCAACTCTGGATGATCTTCTGCCAAGCACGGTTCCCAGCCTTCTCTGTAACGCATTGATACGTTCCGGTTGTCAGCATCTCCCAACATGGAAGTGCGGACCCACCGGAAAACGTAGCCATCCTGCGGTGTCGGGTCAGGTAAATTAGACGGGGGACGGTAGTGTGTCTCCCGATCTTCGGTTTCGCGTGTCTCATTATCTCGCGTTTTTGACGCGGTGCGCTTTGCTTTAGCCATTGGTCATGTTTTCCTTTGCGACCTGTGCGGCGTACTGCCTGTTAGACAACCCAAGGCGCTTTGCGAGGGCGACTTGAGTGGTGGTTAGCTGCACTTTGCGCGGGGGTTTACCGCCCCGTGACGGCCCACCCACAGGGGGTGGTCTCTTCCCAGTGGTCGCAGCGGGGGTCGATGCCCCGTTACCACCTTGGTGCCCACTGGAAAATTCGTAGTCGGGGAACACTGTCCGCATTCCCTCGTTAATCTTGTTGTAATATTCTTCGTGATGTATCTGCGGATTGAGACCGCCCATCACCAGTTTCTGATGGAGGCCAACCGCATAGCCGGTCATCTCTTCATGGCCCTGCTGGTGGAACCACGGATTATCTCTAAGCCACTCCATCGCCTTGGCGTCGGGCGGGGCGGCTTCTACTGGCTGTTGCTGTTGTTGCTGCTGTCCGACCTGCTGCTCTTGTGCTGGCCTGCGGCTGCGTTCAAACCGTTCGGCGTCAGATAAAGCCTTAACGCGCTCCGCATGGAGCCTGCTGAGATTTTCCTGCGCCACCAGAAGAGCGTCTGTCTCGCCGCCCTCGTAGGCTTCCTTGAACTCTTTACGAGCCGCTTCCAGTTCAGCGTCACTCCGCGCTCCGTATTGCTCAATCAATACTGCATTGGAGTTATCCAGACCTTCGCGGAGAGCGTTGTTGTCCCCTGCTACACGTTCAGCGTACTTAACAGCCTCTTCACTCTGACGCAGAGCGCCCTCTTTGGCGCGGCGTTCTTCGTGGAACTCGTATTTCAGCGCCTTTATTCGTTTCTGAGCAGCGTCGGAGTAATTCTGGATTTCTTCCTCAAACTCCTCACTGTCCGGGTCCACCCGATCAGCGGCGGGCCGCGCCATTTGGCGGTCCTCTTCTGGGGTGTCATCAAGAACTTCAATCTCAAGTTCGGCTTCGGGTTCGGGTAGACCTTCCGGTTCCTCAAACATCTCGTCCTGTTTTTCCACTGGTTCAGCCATTATGCTCTTGTGTAACCTCGCGGGTCTTCCACGACAGCCTGAACCGTATCGTCATTGATAACACGGAACTCTTTGCCGTGAATGTTGAAACGAACCCCCTTGTACGCCCCGATCAACACGAAGTCGCCCTCCTTACACCACGGCTCTGGGCCGAAACGATCTTTGTCGGTGTAACATTCCGGACCCATTGCGAGAACAAGACCGATAACGGTGGAGGTGTGTTCCACATCTTTGGTGACATCAGCCTTAATGATGCCGCCAGTTGTTTTTTCCTCAATCTCTGGAAGCGCAATAAGGATGCGCCAGCCCTTGGGGATGGGAAGCTGATTTGCTGCCCTGTCAGGCAACTCTTCAGACGGCCCGACCTCCTCCAATTTAACGGCTGCTTCTGTCATGTATCCAGTTCTTCTTGCTTATCTAACTCTTCAACAACGTCGAGGAGGCTTCTTTCTGCCATTGCCAGCCCTTCAATTATGCCGACACTCTTGGCGTACTCCATACCAACCTCTGTCGCGCCACCCGCCGACATGCAGCCCCCTGTGGAGATGATGTCAGCCCGCTCATTCATGTCACGACGAAGCCGCTCACGAAGCGCGGACAAAATATTACCGGCCAATGTTCAAACCTTCAACCATTATTTTCATCTTTGTTCCCCTTTTGGGCTTGCTGGGTTCTAGCACGAAGAACGTCCATGAACTTTCCAGCAAGGTTTGCCGACGTTTGTATCCTTGAAGACTGGGCCTGAATTTCAGCCGTTTCAACGGTGCCTTCGTGCTGTAACTCCGCGATACTCTCTTGTGAGGCAATGCGCTCCCGTTCGATCTGGTCGTCCGCGATGCCAAGCCCCACATCCACCCCAAGACGCGCTGCGGCCTGAGTTTCCTGAGACTTGGTGCGCTCCTCCTCGTTGAGCAGCTTCTGGATTTCCAAAAGAATGTCGATCTTGCCTTTTTCGATCTCCGCGTGCTTGTCCACCGTGTACATATTCTCTTTGGACTTGAGTTGTTCCATTCCCAGCATGGTGCGGAGCTTGTCGGCAAGGCCCTTGCGTTTGACCTCGTCGGCCTTGGTCTTGGCCTCCTGACGCTGAAGCTGGAGAACCGGGTCGTTCTGCTCCTGTGCGTTCTTCTGGGCTTGGGCTTCCGCCAAATCCTTCTTGAGAACCTTGTCGGCGGCATCTGCGGTCAGCTTGGACAGCATAACCTCTGCCTCTGCCGGGAGTGGTTCATCATGGTCAGGCATGGGAACGCCAAGCTGTTTCTCTATTTCCCGGCGATACTGGAAGGCCACATGCTCTTGTATGTGGGCCGCGCCCGCTGCGGCAATTGCCTTGGCGGCGGGAGACTTGGACATGATTTCCTGAATTTTCGGGTCTTCTGCTGCTGCCACATGAACCTGAATGTGGCTTTCGTGGTCTTGATGAATATGGGCCTGTACCGGCTTCCCGGTCATTATTGCCATATTCTCCGCAACTGGGTCCATCGGCTTGCGCTCGTCGTCCAGCGGGATGATCTTGTCGGCGTTATCCACGCCCATAGCGTCGATCATCCCCCGATGCAGTTCTTTTAGGTCGTAAATATGTGGGGCGGCGGTGGCAAGCTGGAGGACGGCTTGGTTCTGCATAATCCTCTGAGCCATCGTGGAGGCGTTGGGATTGGATACTGGCAGAACATCGACCCTGTCGTCGTAATCCTGCTGTCGTGTGGCACCATCCTCAACGTCGTATTCGTATTCTGCTGGCTGGTACGTGCCCACCAGCTTAACGAGCATCTTGAACTCTTTCTTCATTGAGGAATGGATGCGGGCATGGACGCTGGACATGACCTTCATGCCGCGTTCGATGATAGCTAATGTGGTCCCAACAGGAGCCTGATTGTCCATCTCTGAAATCTTCAGGTCAGCGATGCTGGCAATGTTTCTACCCTCTTCCACGATGTTGCCAAGAAGCTGGTAGAGAACATTCGACGGCTCTTTGTACGGAATGAAGGTGATATTATCCTTGATGGCACCACCGGGCACGTCCACATCTCGGAACTCTCCGGGCCTCAACGGGCTGTCGTCGCCCTTTATCCGTAATCCTCTGGCCTTTAAGCCAGCGGGGAGGTTGGAGAGGGTGCCCGCATCAACAAGCTGACGCAGAATGGAAGTGGCCGACTTTGCGATACCACCAAGAATATGCACCAGCCCCATACCGTAGAAGCCAAGACCGGGGAGAAACTTGTACTGAACAAAGAAATCACCCTTTCCCTTGTCCTCGTCGCCCTCTTCCCAGTTGCGGTATATGGAGAGAACCTTCTGGCTGGATTTTTCGATGGTGATGATATACGGAACTTCAATACCGGTTACCTCACCATCCTCGTCTTCTTCCTGAAATCCGGGGAGATCGTAGTCAACGTGCATCTCCAGCAACGTATGGCGGTCATCCCTCTCTGCGGAGGGGGCCTCGCCAGCCACCTTATTCTCTTTCTCATCAACATCGCTGTATTCAATGGCTGGCTTGGGAATATCAACGTCGATGAACCGCCCCGCATACTGGGCCTTACGTAAATCATTGGGCCACATCTTCATAACGTGTGTGGCGCGGGGGCATGTCTTCAGGTCTGTGGTGCCATAGGCGACAACGAAGTCGTCGGCCATAATATAAGGAGCGGTCTGACGACCAAGCTGCTCATCTTGGTAGACCTTCTTGAACACTGACCCACCAACAGCGAGATGGAATAGCGCCTGTTCGTGTTCGTCGCGGTATTCCGGCATCACTTCGATACACTGGTAATTCATGTCTTTCTGAACGCGCTTGGCCTGCTTGACCTTTTCCGCATCCGACTTGCCGATGATCTTTGTTAATACTGGCCCGCCAGAGGGGAACGTCTCCATCATGGCGTCTGCCACGAACTTCGTCACTGCCTCTGTAAGGATGGGGTGGAACACGCCTGACGCGCCGGACCAAGGCTGGCTGCGTTCTTCGATCTGGGTTCCCAATAAAGAAAGGCCCTTGATGTAAGCCTTCTCCCACGGCGCACGGGACAACTTGTCATCTTTATATGCCTCAACCAATTCTGAGGCGATGGCCTTCAGTTCGCCGTTGTCCATCTGTTCAGCGAGATTTGCCTCAAATTCACTGTTCTCACGGTTAGAGGCTTCTGGGTCAAAATCAACGACGACGCCGCCGTCCTCTGTTTCTTCCTCGCTGAAGCCACTGGTGTCTATGTCTTCAGGGAGAACAACCTCAACGTCGTCGTTTTCTTCAACGTCGATCTCTGCTTGCGTCAGCCGCTTATCTATCGCCATGCCTTGCCCCTAATAATATTCATACTTCGGGAGCGGGAGTATCTGGACATCCTCTTCCTCCTCATCCTGAAGCGTTTGAACAAACCCGCCCTGCCGGTAACGTAGCAGGGCCTGTGTGGAACTGTCCACATAGTCATCATGCTCACCGGCTGGAAATTCCGCAAACTCCTCAATCACTTCGTCTGCCCACCGGTGTTCAGGTGCCCATACTACACCAGATGCGAACAAATCGGAAACAGCATTTACACGGGCTATCTTGTCGTTGCCTCTTGAGGGCGTAAATTCCCCTACCGGGATGCCCATTTCGCGCAGTTCAAATATTAGCGGGGCACCACTGGCACGCTTCTCCACCACGAAGGCTTCCGGCTCCCACTGCTTATACATCTCAAACGCCGTCTTCTTGAGTTCTGGAAACTCCATGCGTTTGCGGAAGGCGTCCAGCAATATCAGATTGGGCATCATATTGCCGGTTTCTTCGTGTTCGTGGAGAAACACCCCCCACGTCGTGCAGGCTGAGTAATCCGAACGCTCCGTCTTGAGAAACGCCGTATCCCACGATTGGATGATAAATTCCACATGAGGCGTTTGCCTGTGCGGCCACCTCTGCCACCACTCCCTTTTTATTAACGCCCCCTCTTCTGCGGTGGGGCGCTGCTGATACTGGGCCATCCATTTGGGGATGGGAAGCTCATCCTTTATTGCCAGTATCTCTTTTTCCGGCCAATACTCAGGCCAGATTGGTTTCCCTGATGGCAATATAGCGGGAAGCTCAATCACCTCCCATTCGTCCCCGTCCTTCTCCGCAGCGGCCTTGAGGACGCGCCCAGTGAGATCGCGCTTGGACCAGCGGGTATTGTGGCTCACCACACCGTTAGCGATAAAATTCTCCGTACGGTCTACCTCTACATCAAACACCTCTTCCTCACCATCAGGCCGTATCCCCACTATTCTGTCCAACGTGAACCCTGAAGTATTCTGCGATTGCCAGTGCTGTTTTTTCTGACTTTGCGTATCCAACGGCAAGATTGCAGTCGTTGCAAAGGAGGCCCCTGACCTTTCCAGTGGCGTGGCAATGGTCAATACATAGTTTTCCATTCCAATGTGCGCGAGTGTTGGTAGAGGAAGGAGGGTTTCCGCACACAGCGCATTTTCCGCCTTGCTCCTCAACCATTCGATCATAGTCATCAACAGTGATGCCGTACCTATGCTTAATCCGTCGCGCCCTGTTTTGGGCAGAAGTTTCCTTATATTTACCAGAAGCCCAAGCAACACTGTTGTTGTGCGATTTACACATTTCATTCGAGTAAGCGGGCTTATTGCACCCGCCCACCTTGCAAGTTTTTCCCTTATACTTACCGTGGTGTCCCACCGGACGGTAGGGTGCCTGTGGATTTTTTTTGTGGTAACTCTTTTTTGCCGTACATGCACTACAGAGACCGGGCTTGGTTTTTGCCCTTGGGGGCCTATTACATCCCTCAGTGAGACAAGCGCCATCCCCGGTCTTAACTCTTTTAGACGCTTCCATTCACATACCCCATTTTTCTCTACGAGAAACGGATGTCTCCCGTTGGCCCGGAGTATATTGCCAGATTGTGTTTGTATTGTATATACAAAATCAACACCACTTGACCGCCAGTTGTTTACTTTTGAGGTAGTTAATGCCCCTTTATCGTATGTAGCTACCTCATCTCCAGCACGTAGGTGGCGCAACTGTTTCTCTACGCCATCCGCCATCAGGACGTTCGTGTCCCCGGTCATACACATAACAATGACAATCGCCGCTCCCGGCTGCACACGCTGGCGGGGTCCAGACGTATACCATTCAAAAACACTGTCGTAGATTTCGGGCTTTGTTTCAGCTTGTTTCGCCTCTTGTTCGGAATGAGGGTCATCAAGGATGATTAAATCCCCGCCACGGCCAGTCAGGGTGCCGCCCGTGCCGATGGCGAAATACTCCCCCTTGGCGGTGGTCTTCCATTTGCCCGCCGCCGCAGCGTCCGGGTGAATGGCAACATCGGGAAAGACCTCCTGAAACGCCGGGTCGCCTATGGTGTCACGCACCTTACGCCCGAAGTCCACCGCGAGGTCAGCGGTGTTGGAGGCTTGGATGACATATTTATCTGGGTACTGCCCCAGAAACCACGCCGGGAACAGGTGGGAGGCGAACTCTGATTTGGTGTGGCGCGGGGCCATATTGATAATGAGCCGCTTCAGTTCCCCTCTGGCGACGCGCTCAAACGCTTCTGCCATAATCTTATGATGATAGCCCTCTACGAACTGGGGCCACACCTTCTTTACGAAGTCGAGGAAGCTGATCTTGGCGGTCTTGCGGGACGTGGCTGTATCCAGCCTGTCCAATATCGACAGGATGTCCCGCTGCTCTTCCGGTGGAAGCTCATGCAGCCTGTCGAGGTATTCTTCAATATTGGTCGGTATCATTTTAAAAAAATACCCCGGAACAGGGTTCCGGGGCAAGTTGGCGGGAAAGTGGCTAGGCGTTCTTGATGTCGGTGATCTCTTTGCGACGTGTCTTAGCGGCCTTTGTCAGTTCCATTAACGCCTTGCGGGCGCGGGTACCGGCGGATTTGTTGCCAGCACGAAACTTTGCGTCTTCCTGCTGCCAGTTGGCAAACTCTAACTCAATTTCATCCAGAGTACTCATTGGTGTCTCCTGTTAGTCCCAAGGGGCTGCTTCTTCGATTTCCTCAGAAGCGGTGACTTCTTTTACTGGAGGAGCGGGGGCCTCTTCCGGCGACGGCAACTCTGGGGGGAGTGGTGCCGCCACTAAACGGATAGACCGGGCAAGGTTGGGCATCCGTTGAATATACCCCCGCTCCTCCAGCTTGGATACCAAAGCAGCCACAGAGGACTTGCTTTTGGCACCCAATGCCTCTTTGATCTCGTCGTAGGACGGTGCGTAGCCCTTTTCGAGCCAGTGGCTACTGATAAAATCCAAACAATCTTTCTGACGTGGGGTCATGGCTACAAGCCCTTCATAATCTCATCGATGATTTTAATGAAAGTTTCCTTGTGAAACTCAGGTTTAACGCCAGCGGCCTTAAAGACCTCGTCCCCCACAGAACGAATTTCCCTTACCGCTGCCCGTGCCACACGGTCTGCATCCTTTACCTCGCCACCCTGTTTCTTGATGTCGTTTTCTATGGCCGTTCCCACACTAATCCTGACGCTTGATTTGGTGCCCGTCCCTACGTTGGAGCCATACACGGCGTTGAGGCCAACCTGTAAATCACTAAGCGGCTGGGTCGCCATTGCCGCCACCCCAAGCTGACCGCCCAATCCTGCTCCACCACCCATCTGTGTCCCCATCAACTGTTGTTCTATGTCTTCCTGATCAAGACGCGCCTTCAGTGCCTGCTGCATCTTCGCGTGAGCCTTGTTTGCCGCAAGCTGCGAGTTCATGCGATTTGATAATGCGTTGGCCCTCGCTTCCGCTATGCAGCGATCAATGGCATTCTCCGGCCTCCATGTGACCTCATTGCAGAGGCCTTCCTCAGGCCGGGAGAAGCCGAATAAAGTTCGGATTGTTTCAAACATGGAACGAACTGTAGACATTTAATGCCCAAACGTCAACCCTTTAGAGAACATTCCTTAATGTTCAGTTCCGGTATAGTTATGAAGCATCGTTATATCCACGGAATTATCGACGGCCTCGCTAAACCCGTCTTCGATGGCCCGTGTCATATTCTCCCGGTGTTCTTCCGGGGCAGACGCGACCAAAAAGGCCATACCTTCCATGAGAGAGGCGATTATTTCCGGGGCCTCCCATCCCAGACGAGCATAATCCAGAAAAAGGGTCACTACGTCGCAATGCGGGCACCCATCATCTTCGGCTTCGTCTTCTTCTCTTTCTTGTAGTGCGGACATTCTTTACACAACGCCAGTCCGGCCATTTTGACAACGGAATATCGGCATTTTTTCTTATCCCTACTCCAAAACAGGCATCTAGGGGGTTTTTCCGAAGATTTCGTCCCATCCATGCCGATATTCCTCTGTGATGTCGGGTTGGGCGATAAAATTCGGGTTTTGTGCCACCCTGACCTCATGGTCGAGGTAATATTGGGCGTCTTTCTTGCCATCTGCCACTAATTTATTGTGATGTTCAGCTCTCATGCGGCGGCGCGTGGCCTCATCGACCTTCCCAGCCCCCTTTGGAGGCCCAAAAATACGTTCGTGGTTGTCCCGATACTCTTTTGTGGCCGGGTCTGTTCTCAGTTTGTCCACATGGCTCACCATGCCAGCACTCCTGCATACCAAAGCGTCATAAACGACATACTGACACAAACTATACCAACTAAAAGCCCGATTGCGAAGTTGCTCATCGCTAGTTTCCTTAAAAAACGCACCGGATGGCTACCTTACAGGCTCATGAGGGGACAACCTTGCAGTAAAACCCCGGCCCTGCTGCCCTTAAGGAAGCCTATTTTCCAAACGGAGATAGGTCATGACGCCGATGCCCGCCATTTAGAGTGGAGGGCCTTACATTCATATGCTAATATCATAGCACTAATGTTTCATTTTTGTTCGTGTTTGTCAACAAGGAGATTAACCATGTTTGGAGCAATTCTTTTCGGGCTGGGGGGTGTGGTTGGGAGAATGAAGGGCGGCTGGCCGGACTGGTTCAACGTGCCGAAAGTGGTGAAGCGGCTGATGATGGCCGCTTGCTACGTTCTTGCATTGTTCCTCGCCGGTGTCCCTCTTGGTCTGGCAATGTTGGTGGGTATCATCTGTCCGTGGTGGGGGATTGTGATGGGCCACGGCTCCTACATGGACTTCGGGGCCAGCCCCGGCAAGGACAATGAGTTCTTTGCGCCGCTCTTGGATGTGCTTCCCGGCATGTCAGAGGAAGACGGCGGCAACCTCCGCAGGGACTTCTTCGGCATGGCCCTCACGGGCTTTGCTCTCACGGTTCCTGTCTGGGGGGCTTTGGAGATTGCGGGTTATCAGAACGGTTTTTGGGTCGTGGGAATAGGGAAGGCGTTTTCTTACTGGATTGGCTGGACAATACAGCCGAACGACGGCTCTCGTCAGTCTCCTGAGTGGGTGAAGAAGGTGCTTGGGATTGACGGCGGCGGAACCATTGGGGAATGGCTTTGGGGCGCTGTGTCAGTCTCAATGCTCTATCTCACCATAACCTAGCCGGTCATACCATTCACCGGCACCACGGACGATCTTTGCGACTTGGGCGTCGGTCATGACCTCGCGGCCTTGACCGACAGTCCCTTTTCGGAAGAACTCACCACCCGTGTCTGAGGCTTCCACGAAGCCGTTTTCGGTTTCGTCTTTCTTCAGAAGGTCGAAACTGGAATATGACGTGGCCCTCATGACGTTTTCAAAGTCATGGGGGAAATCCAGCGTCTTGGCGAGTTCCTTGAAATTATTCGGCATGTTCTCGTACTTCAAAACAAGTTCCGTGTGCGGCCACCAAGAGGCCACATGACGCGGCCAGTCCCGCGCCACCTCATCGGCCATTCTGGTGATGGTTACGTTAAAGAAGGCGGCACAGCTAGGCACCACATCCACGGGGTCGCGGACTATATAAATGGCCTTTTTGGTGCCGTGGCGCTTCTCTGAGTAGGGGTGGTGGGCCTTGCCGATGTATTCCTTCTGACAGCTCGTCTCAGGCTTGGCGTCAGTGTAGAACGGTATGGATGAGACCTCGTTGAGCGTCAGGGGTCGATCTCTTTCAATCATGAGGTTTGCCAAAAATATCCGCACCCACGTATTTCCCGACTTGGGAAACGACGCCAGCCACCTCACCTTCGACAGTGGTGGCCGGTCAATATTAATAGTTTGGTGCATATTTTGGAAACCCTCCCCCCGTGGGATAATCGCCTTTGACAGTGAGGGGTATGGGTTGGGGGATATTATCAAAAAGCACAGGGGCCAGCGCCTGTCCCGGCAGCGTTACCAGCCACAGGAAGACCGACGCCGCAAATATACCGCTTACCCTGAAGGCTGGTCATCCTTATGCAGAATTGGGAACGCACCGTTTTGCAACTGGCCGCGCTCATCATCGGTCCACACATGACACTTCTGGTCAGTGCCCTTGGCGCTCCGCTGGGCGTGGTGGAACCGTAGATTACATTCAGGACAGCGCACCTTATCCACCTCTCCTTGGGTCTTTGCCTGATATGGCTTGCCAATATTGAACGTCATCGTGCATTTGGTGCAGTGCTTCTTCGCGCTCATTATACCCCCCATTGAGTTATTCTCCAAAATCCCGCTTATGTTCCCGGTCTGCGGCCTGTTTCCAGCGCAGTATTTCCGGGTCATGTTCTTTTACAATAGCAATAACCGCCTTAGCGGCCTCATTATAGACCTCCGGGTCTTTGTAGTCCTGCCCGGTCATCGTGGTGATGGCACGCGCCACCCTGCCAATAACGCCAATCACTTAAAGCCCCCTTCAAAATCAAGCGTGTCCCGCGCCCACAGGAGGAGCGAGATCAATCCTTCAAAGAGTAATTTTAGCACATACATCACCGCCACACTGATGATAATGCAATCGGCTGCTATGGCAATAAAGCTAGTCAACCTTCAGCGCCCTTATTGCTGCCGCTATCTCTTCAGCGTAATCACCACCGGCTTCTGGCCCAATGTCGAGGCTCTCTGCCACCTTCGCGCATACCTCAATAACGTCATTCCTGAAGGCGTCAACGGGGCTTATTCCCGCCTCCTCGCCAGTCAATCTATACGGTCCCTGAAAGAGATCAGCCATGCAACCTTGTCCCACGTATGTTCTATACGTGTCAAGTTTGTTCTACTGATTTATTGGAAATAATCTCCCGACATGCACAGCCCCATGCCGGGAAGGGCCACTAAGGCCCAGAGGGGTGTAGGGTAACGGGAGGTTAACCCTGCTGCGCCTCTGCGACGGGACGTTCTGGGAGAAAGGCCGTCCCCATCTATATACGTAGTTTGTTCTAGTATGTCAAGGCCCCCGACGCTCACAGCACTACGCCGGGGAATGGGGTCATATCGGTGCTGTGCCCATATATGCGACGCTCTGGGCATTCACGCCGCACACTTCTTATACGTAGTTTGTTCTAGCGCGTCAACTCCTCGCGCTTGGCGACTATCATGGCTTTGAACGCTTGCCCTAATCCTTCGTCATCTCGCGGGACCACTCCCACCTCAATCATCTTATCTGATGGCTCCATCAAATCATCCAGCACAACGGCGATGGCGGCTTTGGCGTGACCGTCCCATAAAGACTTTGTTTCAGGCGGCATTTCCTCATACGAAAACGGACACCCGATACGGTCCATTAAAGCCCGCGCCACCTTTTCTGTGAGGTTACTCATCATTCCCCATCTCCCTTGAGTGCTGACCTGTCCCAGTTGGCCTTTTGCCCAGCCCGCCCGCTAAGGTTAGTCCCGATACCGGCAGACACCAGCACGGCTGGCCACAGTTCCATAACCAGCGGCTAAAATCGATCAAATAGTCG